ATAGTTTTATAGTTTTATAGTTTTATAGTTTTATAGTTTTATAGTTTTATAGTTTTATAGTTTTATAGTTTTATAGTTTTATAGTTTTATATATTACTTATAAATTTAATAAATGTAGATATGTAGATATGTAGATATGTAGAAATGTAGATATGTAGATATGTATAGATAAATATATTACATGTATGTATAGTGTTAAATTCAATAAAAAACAATTTTGCTAGATAGTTGCTAGATAATTTCAAATTTTATCTAAATCCCATAAATGATAAATCTTTTGATGATCCACTAATATTAACTGGTTTTACATCAGGTGATAAACCATGATTGTCGCTATTGGGCATACTCATATTGCCACCAGTTTGATTATTGATACTTTGTCCCATAGCTTGCATGTCTTGCATATTAATTACATTTTCTACCTCATCCAAACCTAGAGCATAATTATCTTCAGGGTCATTACCACCCCCAACCAAACTAATGCTAGGTATTGGCAATGTACTATGTTCTCCTATACCATTATTGTCACCCATATTACTAAATGTCTGCATACTTCTACTACCCCCACTTTGACTACCATTTATAGCACTAGAACGACCTAGGTTAGACAACGGTTCCATTCCAAATAATTCAGCATCAATTGCCTCAGTGCCCATATTTGTCTGAGCAACTATATTACCACTACCCATCTGAATATTTCTGCCATCCATATTGTTTAGTTTGCCAATATTATTAGGTATATTTGATATATCTGGTGTACCGGGTGTATCGGGTGTATTTAAGTTATTCATATCTAGAGTTTGCATATCTAGGCCATTAACAGGTAATTGGCCTGTAGCATTATATGATTGATTATTTACAGCGCTAGTGTCATATACATTATCTATCTGTGTCATATTATATTGTGGATTTGACTCATTATCCATATCATTTTGTGCATTTGACTCACTATTCATATCATTTGTGGTAGTGGAAGCGGTGTTATCTAGTTGTTGATTAACAATAATTAGTTCATCTGCTGTAACTGCTGTAACCGGCACATTTGGTTTATGGCTAATAATACTAGATTCCAATAATTCACCAATTTCATTCTCCTCATCATCTATCAATGATTGGGTGTGTAATAGCATTGATTCTAATGTTTTAGTTTCACCATTACCCACTAATGTTTGTACAACCCTTAATACACGTGGGTGTAATCTTATAGATAAACCCATTCCTGCCACTTCTTGAATCATTAACTTAGTAGCGTACGGAATATTTACCTTCACAAATGCATTATGACTTTTATTTACTGTATCTAGACCAATAATCTCTTTTGATCCCTGACCTGTACCCTCAACTAATTGATATGATACCGGGCCGTCAGATAAAGTATCATAATATAATGAATCATAAGGATTTGCAATGGCAATTTCACCCGTTTTAATACTAACGTAAATAGTAAATTTATCACTACGTATCATATCACGTTCATTTAATATTGAAAACATACCATGACTAATTAATGCATCGCGCTCCATTTCCCCTATTTTTATACCACCTCCATGTGCACGCCCACTAACAACACTACGTTCACGAACAGTATAGGCACCACCTGGAATAGGTATACCATCTTGACGTTGACCACCAGCCCTAGAATTTATCTTATCAGCAACCATTAATTTAAGACGTTGAAAGTATATTGGTCCCATAAATATACGACACTCCATTTGCTCACCATATCTACCATTATATAATACAGTGTTGCCATAATTTGTTAATCCCAATTTATTCTCTAACACATCGCCTAGATTTTCCGTATCAAATTCCTCAAAAGCACCAGCCAATCCATAAAAGCCACAATTTACCGCTGCATGACCGTATAATATTTCCATTAGCTGATTTAAAGTCATACGTTTCGGATAAGAACTAGGATGTATAATAAAATCAGGCACAACACCATCTTCAGTAAATGGCATATCCTCTTTAGGCAATGCAATACCTATAGTACCTTTTTGACCATTACGGCTAGAAAATTTATCGCCAATCATTGGTTTACGATATTGACAGGTACGGATTTTGGCTAAGCGCATACCATCGGCATTACCAGGTGAAACAAATACTTTATCTACAAAACTACCAATATTATCTTTTTTAACATGCTTGCTAGCATCCATATTTTCTATTTGTCCAAATGCATCTTTTGTTTGTATATATTTACCAATTAATATTTCTTTTCCTGTTTCTAGATATGTACCCTCTTTTATAAAACCAAATTTATCCAAATGCTCATATGTGTTAGATACTTCACGTGGTTCCAAATCACTTGGGTAATGTTCTACCTCGTCTTTAAATCGTGGATTATAAAAGCGCTCTTCCGTACCTGCTTTTTTATCAACACGCTCGAAATCTTCATACATTTTATAATAACTACTACCAAATAAACCCATCTCTATACTTGTCGAATTTGCCAAAAATGCATCATCTTGGTTATGTCCATCGTAATATGCTATTGCCACAATTATTGTTTGACCGGTTCCAATCTCATCATTATGTATTGCTTTATTCATACGCCCGTGAATCAATGGGCGCTCATTAAAGTTTGCTAAATGGGCACTAGTATCAATACGGTGCATGTAGTTTTCAGCATATATACTTACACTCTGCTGTGGATGTTTACTAGCACCCACACCTAAATATTTACCTAGTGACCCATGGTGAATGAATGGCGAATACTGCGCCAATGCACCTAGCATCATACTAGGGTGTAAATCAACATGTGTATATTGTGTTACTGATTGATTTAGCTTGGGTTGTATATCTAATGATGGTGATAACATTAATGTGTCCATTTCTTGAATATCTACATATTCTATCGGTGCTTGACCTGTCTCCAATTTAGATATTAAATTTGTATCCGTTATTTTTATATTCAATACCTTTTCTGGTCCGTCTATCAAATATACCTGAGTTGTAAATTTACCAACCCTATCCGATCTAGATAACCGACCCCCCAATATCTCGCTAAATGACTTAGTACCATCCACCAATGCTTGGATATCCTTTGGCTGAATTAATAACTCATTTCCTGGGCCATATATATATAATGGTCTAACCAATCTACCATCATCACAGAATATATATAATTCATCTTTTTCAGGATAATAGCTAATAGATGTCATACTATTTATCAACCCATTTCTTCGGTATAAATGTAATATACGATTTAAATGTATCGGGTTTGCAATACATCCTATCCAATTACCATTTATAAATACTCGACACTTATCGTGTGTTTCCATTATACCTAATGATGTTAACGGAATTGTACCCCATTGATAACATAACTCCTTTAGCTGATTAGTTGGATAACCTATTGTTACTGTTGCTAATGTTGATAATGCCTTTCTTAATCCCACTGCCTGACCTTCTGGTGTTTCACATGGACATATAAAGCCAAATTGTGTTGTATTAATAGCATGCTGTTCGGGTTGTGCTGCACCACTTTGAGGTGGTGGATCTACAATACGTCTAATATGGCTTATTACACTATAGTAATTAGTCCTATCTAGTTGTTGCCCTACTCCCACCTTACCACCAACCACACCACGCTTAAGATTACCCATAAATTGCGATATAAATATACTAAAATCAAATATGTTACGGTAATTATTCTCATTAATAATATTAACAATTCCATCCGGTCCACTATATTCACCATTACTAAATTCAAATATACGGCGTAATTGTCGTTGTGCATTATATATTATACCATTTTTCATACTAATCATAAATAGGTTAGCTAATAAACTACCACTTGTATCTATACGTTTATTTATGAATGTGTCCCTGTTTGTCTTTTCCTCAAATCCTAATTCGTATAATAATAACTTACGTGTCATATGTGCTAAAAAATACGCTTTACTGCTATAATCTCTACCTACATGTGGTAAAAAATCATCTTTCATTGTGTTATATAAATATGCTAGTCTAGCTATCTTATTCTTATCTAATTCTGTTAATCCACCACTTGTACCACTAATGTGTGATTTACTACGGCTAGTTAGTCCCTCTAGATATGTCTCTGCCATTTGTCTATTGTATATTTTTAATTCCCTAATAATTGAATCCTGTGCACAATCACGTAACGTATCTGCCATACTTTTACCCAATGGCGTTGTTATATCTCCCACTATCATTTTAATTATATCTTTATCACGCTCTATGCCTAGTGCTCTAAACATTATAAATAGTGGCACATCGCGTAGTTTTCCTTTCCAATTATTTTCTTTAATAAACGCCACACTTTGACCTAATCGCACTGTTATTGTTCCCTCTGTTTCGCGTTGAACACGGCAACTACGGGCAAATGCAAATGCTTCCTCATTGCTACTTTTTACTTCAGCTATTTTGCCATATTTAGTATCCCCGATTTCACTAAGAAATACTATATTTTCAGCACGCCTTTCCATGCTAATCAATACCTTCTCCCGACCATCAACTATAAAGTATCCACCTGGTTCATGTCTAGCTTCACCTACTTCCGGTAATGCTTCTGTTGGTATTTTACTAAGTACACACATATCACTATGTACCATTATAGGTATCTTTCCTAAATATATGTTTTCTAAAAATCCGGTTGGGTCTGGTAAAGGCTTTGTATCCATAATTATTGTATCACCACGTTTAATAGTAACATCTACCTCAATTGAATAAAATATATCAAATCCATATGTTAGATTTTTTAAACGCGCCTCATTTGGATACATAGGACGTTGCTTGTTTAGTTTATGATCATATATACTAGGTGGGCATATACGATATCTGTTTATAGATTTTCCACCATAATATATATCTATTTGGTACCTAACATCCTGATTTACTTTATCGAATAAAAAAACCCTACTATGATTGTTTGTTTTAAAGATTAACGGAATCTTATTATTAACAAAATCATTATATGAATCTAGTTGGTGCTTTGCTAGCCATTTTGGATTTTCCTTAAAGTAAGAATATATTACATTCCATGTATCTTCTGTTATATGATCACCCATTATTATACCTATCTATCTATTATACCTATCTATCTATTATACCTATCTATCTATTATACCTATCTATCTATTATACCTATCTATCTATTATACCTATATATCTATTATACCTATCTATTATATTGTATATATGTATATAAATATATAAATAAATATATATCAGACTGTAAATAATCTAGGGTCTATATATTGGTTTATTGGTTTATTGGTTTATTGGTTTATTGGTTTATTGGTTTATTGGTTTATTGGTTTATTGGTTTATTGGTTTATTGGTTTATTGGTTTATTGGTTTATTGGTTTATTGGTTTATTGGTTTATTGGTTTATTATTATAGTGTATTATTTACTAGCTAGATATTACATATATGTGCTAGACTACAAAAAACATTAACATACTAAATATTATACTCCAATTCATAAAATACAATAACATGCATCATATCTTTAAACCTGTTTAGTACACATACTTACCCTATTAAAATATTCATTTCCACGAATGCAAAATAGCCGTCGCCATTCAGCCCACAATGTTCGATAATATGTGTTACTAGCTGGAATATTCGGCAAATAATTTCGGTGCTCATCATTAGTTAGCAAAATAGCACCCGGATTAACTAGCCACATATATAGTGCTACAATATCATCATTAATACCATCCGGAGTATATACATATGATAGGTTGGGCCTATTTGGGGCACCCTTTATACCAGTCGTTATATCAACATTCATACATGAATCCAATACCTTTTTATGCCTTTCATGAAATACTAGCACAATATGAAATTGTGCATATTCATGCTCATTAATAATCACGTTAAATCGTTCATATATATATTGCCCTATAATACCAAATAATGTGTATTGCCCTTCATCAGATAGAAATGTTTGCAATAATTTAACATTTATATTATGTGTTGCCAGTGAATTCAGCTTATAAAATATATTCATTCCATCTACAACAATTAATGTTTTCTTATGTGAAATTGTTACCATCATACTGTCTACTGATGATATTAATGAAACATTATCAGTAGCCGAAATTCCCGATATTATCGGCGATCCATAAGCAATATTAGTGGGTACCGAGTTTTGCCTATTTCTAATATGAATTTCATTAGCACCACTAGCACAACTAGCATCATTGCTACTAATATTTATGCTATTGCTAGACATAATAGTACTATTATTGCTACTGGAATAACCAATCGTACTACTACCCGTATAGATAATTCTATATCTACTTATTATTTCATTTGCTCGACGCATACTAATAGGGTTATTTACTAGCTTTGCTAACAAATTATGCAATTGATATACTAATTTATTACTAAAACGCCATTGACTATAATATGTTAGATATGGCATATTAACCGATGATATGTGCAATGTATTTGGTTTAAAGAAATATTCCATGGTCCTAGCAATAAGTGTCCTGTTATTTTTTGTCAATCCAATATCATCATTATTAGTTTTAAACCCTATTAGTTCAGATGACATATCATATATCATTGGTTTCATCCAAAACTTAAGTACCTTGTATTTATTATATACCCAATTTGTTACCCAATTATATACAATAAATATTCTAGCTGGATATTCTGCACCACTTACAACACGCCCATCCACTGTTTTATGTATTGACATATTTGTTAACAGTTGTGATACCCCTTGATATACTAGCATAACACATGATTCCAATGTTTGAACTATTATACGTATATTTTTCATATCACATAAATTTAGCAAAGTAATCATCAGATTTTCAGGAACATCACATGTATCTGTTGACATTGAATCCATACTGTTCATTAAATATGAATTCTTTACCATTTGTGCCAATACCATATTTATCCGCCTAGGTGCAAACAAACCAAATATGTCTTCTCTAACTGTTACTTCATTTGTACTACTTCTATACATATCATATATAGCTGTTCCTATATGTGGACAATGTTTATAGCTAGCAAGATTAATCAAAAAGTCAATTGCCTCATGTATCGGTTGTTTTGTATGTGTAATATGCATAATATATTTATCAAATGTACGTGCCATTGTTCTTTTGTGTGACTCCGTAGGATTATGATAAGTAATCTGATTGGCAATGACGCCATAAATCAAACTATCCAATTGCTCATTATAATACTCGAAAAATCTCAGTGCATTACCATATATAACATCATCATTATCATTATCATTATCATTATCATTATCATTACCATTATCGTTTTTTTCACTAGCATTATATGACATAATACTTATTTTATTTACTACTTATACCAATTAAGTTTTTATTTTTATGTATATCTAGTGTATGTGTATGTATATCTAGTGTATGTGTATGTATATCTAGTGTATGTGTATGTATATCTAGTGTATATGTATGTATATCTAGTGTATATCTAGTGTATGTGTATGTATATCTAGTGTATGTGTATGTATATCTAGTGTATGTGTTAAATTAATGTTATTATGTATATAAAGTATAAAATTATAATATAAAATTATAAAAATCAATTATTGTTAATTATTGTTAATTATTGTCAATTTATGCAATTTATGCAATTTTACTAAATATTAATATTGTTATTTATTTAGTTTTTTAGTATTAACATAATGCTGAGCTAGTTTCTCAACTAATTTATCTTTGCTATATGGCTTATATATATTATTACTTTTATGTTTATGCATATTACTTTTATGTTTAATCTTTTTATTGGTAGATTTAAGTATGTTATAATGTGTTTGTATTTTCTTTTCCTTTGCTAGTGCTTGTACTTCCTCTAAACTATAATCTGTGAAATCATATCCCATAATACAATTAGTATATACTGGGTTAAATATCAATTGTCTTTTAGCCTTACGTGTTTTCGCTGATCTAGCAACCCTGGCACGCATTACTTGACATGCACTATATGCATTTTTTGTTGTTAATCTAGCTTTCATCAAACAATGGCAATATTTACGTTGTCCAATATTCAATCTCGCATGTGGCAAAAAATAACGCCTTTTATATGCCTTTTTAGTTTTAGTAGTATTACCACCTTCTTTAACTTTAACCTCAACCTTAAGTATATCATTTTTTTTTGATAAGATTTTTTGTTTTATAGTATTAGCTGTCATTATGTATAGCTAGCTAAATAGTAAATGTTTTATAGTATCAAGTAAATATTGTTTTGTATTATTTTGTATTATATTGTATTATATTGTATTATAGTATTGTATTTATTTGATTCATTCAAAATGGGAATAATCGTGTTTTATTTAATCTACATACTTTTTTTAATGTTAATACCCTATAACTATAATAATTTACCGTTAGATATATAATTCCGAAGAAAAAACCAAATATTGCAGCACTTATCTTTCTTGGTAATGGTGCCGATATATTACAATTTAACGCTAGCGACAAACCTACAAAATTAGCGGTTAATATTATAAATACTATTGCTAGCTTAACTGCCATACGGAAAAAAACAGTTATATGCTCAACTGTCGTCTTTGGCCTAGTTTCTTGTAATCCACTTCTAATATCTAATTGTTTTGCAAATACCATATTTACTATTTAGATTATATATGTTAGTGTATCTAGACGTTGTGTTTAATGTTATTCTAATAAGTAGCTAGTGTATGTCTATATCTAGTGTATGTGTATATCTAGTGTATGTGTGTATCTAGTGTATGTGTGTATCTAGTGTATGTGTGTATCTAGTGTATGTGTGTATCTAGTGTATGTCTATTTTTATTAGTACTATATTACTGTTATATGTTATCTTTTTATTACATTTATAATTTTATTACATTTATAATTTTAAAAATACTAAACATGTGTATAATCTATAATTATGGCATTATGCCGCAAACTGTACACCAACCATACCAGCCCTACTAATAAATATGTTCCAATTTTGCGCAATAAATATAGTTCTATAATTACCATCAAATTCCACTCCCTGTGTACGCGTGACACTATTTAATGCCTTAGTTGATAACCGTAATTCCTTAGTCCCAATTGCACTAAAATTACACATACCTGTTGGTTGATATAAGCCATTTTTTATTGCAAATGAATACCCATATATTCCACGTAATCCAACTGGGTTATAGTATGGGTTATGTTGCCAACTATTATACTCAAAAAACTCATATGGCTGTAATTTAAATCTAGATTCCCCATTCAACAATAGTTCCACATTTGTTATGATATTTGGTGTATATAACAACGATTGTATTGATTCAATATTGTCAAATGAATATGCATTATTATACTCACTTAAATATCCGGTTCGTAATGGATTTGCTATATCACCAATCGGTGTATTGTCCCTTTCCCATATGGTATAATTGTCCCATTGGTTTGTATTTTCATTATCTTGGCGGCGCATCATAAAATGTACTTGGCGAACTGGTTGGTTTATATTTCGTATATCAAATCTATAGTTACCACCACTACCACGATCAATAATGTTTTCTATATATTGATATTCACCAATTAAATATTCCACATTACTCTTGGCAATACTATTTTTTTCCGCACTACTTAAAAATGTATAATTACCATATACATTAACACTTATACTCGGCAATGTATCTGTTGTCGTCGTATTTGTAAAATTAAACAAATAATCCCCTGCATTAACTGGTCTAATCCTCGTCCCAAATGTAGTATTCCTTGCATCTGTATCTATCACCGTATATATATGCGATAATGGCCTGATATCTATTTCAATTCTTAATTCCATATTACGCATTGCACATAATGGTATACCGGTATTTGTAAACTCACCGCCCCAGTGTGGTATTGGCACCAATATACGTCGGGGTGCAATGCTAGGTATCCCACTATCGCCACTGCTAGGTTTGGCACGGGCTGGATATATTCCACCTGTGGCGGCTGATGGGTCATATAGTTGAGGTACATGACCTATTTGTTCATAATAGTGTTGTAATTTACCATATGGTGTGTTTAATTCAGAATTAATGTGTAATAACTCGCTACGTATTCTAGAGTACACCCTACCATCACTGCCCATAATTCGAAATTCTTTAATCATATATTCACCAATTCTACGAATCCATTGGAATTGTTTAGCATCTGATGAATATATTGCTGGTAGTTGATATTCAACAAATATTTGGGTCAATATGTCAGCATTACGTGGAATCTTATATTTAAGTGTACTATCCTCTTGGAAATTATTTAAATTATTACTACTATTGTCGTCATCAAGCTGTATCAATTCCATTGAAAAATCAGTGAACTGTTTATATTCTCTATGAAAAAATGACATAGATGGATTGCCTGTAAAATATTCATCTTGTCCCGCCTTATACGCTAATTGTAATTCACCACCCGGCATTGTTTACAATTGCTATTTATGTTATTTATATATATATATATAAATATAAATATATATATGTGTTTGCTATTGCTATATATATTGGTACTGTTTATATTATTTATATATGTTTGTTTGTTTGTTATTGATATATATATATATTGGTACTGTTTATATTATTTATATATGTTTGTTTGTTATTGATATATATGGTTGTTGCTATATATGTAGTATTTATATATATGTGTGTAATATATTATGCTATATTAAAAAGATACTTAAAATACTAAACAACCATATATATCAATAACAAACAAAATAAAACGGATAGTTATAGATAGTTATGGGTAATTATGATAAGTATTATATTTAAAATGTGTAAGTTTGTAAGTTTGTAAGTTTGTAAGTTTGTAAGTTTGTAAGTTTGTAAGTTTGTAAGTTTGTAAGTTTGTAAGTTTGTAAGTTTGTAAGTTTGTAAGTTATGATGTAATTAATTCAAATAATTTACCGTCATGAATGATAGTGCTAGAGTCTACCAAAAAGGCATTATGAAGCAAACCATTAGATATTAAATTAAGTGGAATAGCAGAATGACAATTATGGGCAATATCCATATATATAGAAAAATCGGATACTTTATCTAATATATTACTGCCATCTAGATCACTTACACACCATGAGCGTAGCATATTTATTACATCTTTTATTTTTATATCTTCTAGCTTTTTAGCACTAGCACTAGCTTTGCTATTATTATCTTCACTATCAATATCATCGTCAGTATCACTACTATCATCATAATCATCACTATTATATTTTAATTCAGCCATAGTAGTATATGCTAAATATATCATATCAAAGCTAGGATTAGGTAGATCTAATATAGAAACCGGCACACATAATCTATTTGCGGCATCTTCAATCGTTTCATCAGGATATATATATGTATATTGCCCTTCTGCTTCACCATTGGGTGCAAACATATCACTCATTATTATTTTATTATTAATTTTAAAAGTAGCCCTAGCAAAGTCAATAATTTTAACAGTTTTGCCAAATGTGGGTATCTTGTATAATTGCCCATTGACTTTATACCAAATATATTTATCAGTAGTTGGTTCTAGCATAATATTTTGACAATGCAAATCATTATGTACCAGACTATAATAATGATTTGCAACAGCCATATTAAATGCCGTTTGAAAAAATATAGATAGCCATTGTACGGATGATATGTTATTTTCTTCTGATAAATATTCATCTAGCGTTATATCCATCGGTTCCATAAATGATATTGATACCGGGTAGTTTCGTAGTCGAACATAATATATATTATTTGCATAATTTTTACCAAGTTTGCGACCACTTATACCATTATAATACATACCATCGTCATTATTGTCACCCGTATCCATATCTAACTCACTAAAATCTAATATATTAACACCTCCATTTTCCATATCATCAACTGTATCATATGGATTGTCATCCCTATTGTATTCACTATTAGCATCACTATCAGCTTTACTTTTATTATAGCTAGTACTATGATTGTTATTATTATTATTATTGTTATTGGAGTATAACGTATTAGTAGTATCAATAGTTTCGATATCATCAAAGCTAAGATCGTCTATATCAGTAGATATAACACTTAATCCAATTTTGGTCTCGCTATCTGTACTATCATTACTATCGCTATTGCTATCACTATCACTATCACTATCACTATCACTATCACTATCACTATGGATAGTATTTTTATCAGTATCAATATCAGTATGTACATTATTGTTATCGTCTGTATCGCTGTAATAATCTGTAGTATCGCTATTGCTATCAATTTCTTCTTCTAGTAGTGACTCTATACCATCACCAAACTCAGAACCAATAGGCATATAACATAGGTCTATTTCACCATTACGTGTAGATTTACTAAACCACCATTCATCGTAAAAATCGGGTAATTCGTCACTAATATTATAGTAATAGCTTTCTGTCCTCCCGGTTACACATCCATAGAATATAGGAAATGAGTGGGCTAGATTATTTTTGGTTAGGGTAGATAATAAATATAAAACATTGGATTCAATATTACCGGCATTACTTGGACAATCAAGTTTAGATTGATAATTTGGCTCTAGTGGATATCTAGAAAGATCTTTGCATTGGTCACCATCACGTATAAAAGTAATTGGTGGTACTAAAGGTGATATTTTACAAAATATAGGTATTTTATTGGATATATTGGTTGTATTGGATGTATTACTACAACCACCTGTCATACTATTAACACCATTGTCACTATTGTCACTATTTATATATGGATATGGATATGGATATTGTATAGCACTCATATCCAAACAATTAAGTACATTATCGGAATCGGTAATTGGGCGTATTAATGGTGTATACATACCCTTATCTATAACTTTCAAATCTTTTAGTTTATTATGTAAAAATCCTTTATCTTCAGATATATTGTCAGTATTTATGGCACTATTCTTAGTTTTTCCATTTTCGGAATCTTCAATATCTTCCCATTCACTTTCACCATCATCACCGTTATCGCTATTGTCATCATTATCATCACCATCAACACCGTTATCGCTATTGTCATCATTATCATCACTGTCATCACTGTCATCATCTACGATTGCTATTAATGGTAAGTGTGTAATTGTTGAACAATTAATATAATGTTCATCGCTATCATTATCAATATTATTTGGAATTTCTTTTATAAACTTGGGACAATATAATTCAGCATCATCTAGTCTAAATATATTGGTTACGCTAGATAATAACCCATTAACATCTTCTTTAGTTTTATATTCAAAAAAATCTAGGTTAGGGTTGGGATTAGAGTTAGATGCAGATGTATTAAATTGTGACATTATATGAGTATGTAATAATATAACTATATTTTGTTAATACAATATGTAATTTATAATATATAATGTATAATGTGTAATATATAATGTATAATCTATGATATATAATCTATACTTTTATAATTTATAATATATACTGGTTTGAGTTACATTGATATTTAAAAAATCATGTCTTAAACGCTAGATAATACTATTAAAAGTAATAATTTTATATTTTAAATATTGTGGCTATATAAATAACTAATACTATATAAAACAATAATAAACTATAATATAATCATATATATATCAAAATATAAAATATAAAATATAATCATATATATCAAAATATAAACTATAAAATAAAAAATAATATAATAAAACATATATTATAAACAACATATATTATAAACAACATATATTATATAAACATATAATAATATTTAAACCAAAAAATAATTACCACATACAAGCTACATACAAGCTACATACAAGCTACATACAAGCTAGATATACTCTAGATATACAAAATATACAAAATGGCAAACGTCTTACAATCAAATAATAATGCACACCAGCAAGTAGGTAATCAACGCATGGCACCCACAAATCCAAATTGTGTATCCTTTAAAACAGCACCTAGATTCAATATAAATTACAAAACAATGCCCCATGATGATAGATGTTTTGTAGATGTTCAAACACGTCAATCATTAGGCCCAGGTAATTATACCACTACAAACTTATATGATTGTGAATGCCTAGCCCCCACTACAGTTAATAATGCCACAGATAATGTTATGGTTAACTTCACTAATGGACATGATGTTGCCGGTTGTGTAGTGGATGAAAGTAGCCGTTTACGTATTGGTGCACACCGTCGTTTTCCTCGTTGTCCTCAACAATTGTTTACTAGGCCTTACAAAACAGTGCCGTACATGGGGCGTGGTCCAGGAAACATGTATTTAGAGAGTCAGCTTGCACCCGGTGAGTCAACATCTAGTAAGCGTTCATGTAACACATTAAGTGGAGCTAGTTTACCACATGTATTTACTCCCCTAGTACCTCACTTGGATTATAATGTGCAGAATCCGGTACATATTATAGAGGAAGTTGCCGATGATGGTTGGGTACGCGGTGGCTCTAATACTAAATTATTTGTACGTGATGTGGACTACGCGGCTAGATGTGGATATGCGTATATGGATAGGGAAACAAATAAGGAATTTTGGTCTGACCGTCACAAATATCTTTAATTAATATATTAGGCATAATGCAATATATTTTAATCATCTAGATACATTTATTTTTTTAGAATTTATATACCAACACATATACTAACTATATATTGATAACCACAAACCCAATAGGCAGGGCTTTGCCCCGCACCCCACCGACTTTTTCCCAAAATATTGCTAACTTTTTGCTAGTCTTTTTGCCTTAGAAAACCACGTGTTTTCCCTTAGGGATTTGAAAGCATATTTTGGGAAAAAGTCGGCGGGGTCACGGGGCAGCGCCCCGTTAATGGCATATAATTCGTATCAAATATAACAACACATGTATATTACTATTTTTTTGGGAATTTATTTAAAACCAACATCTAGCACAATATATATATATAACATATATGATAGATATCGCAATTAAATATTATAACGTATCAGCACATTTTAATATATCTAATAGTGCTATTAAAACACATACATATCCAAATACATACATATCCAAATACATACATATCCAAATACATATCCAAATAATTAATTACATACAATAGGTTATATGTTTAAAAATCATAAGTTTATGTATAATCTTATTATATACTATAACAACATAAATTTATATTAAATAAATATAACCCACTATATAATAAATATATACTATAACACCTTACTAAAATATACTACACTACACTACACTACACTACATTATAGCATTATTTATAGCACCATACTATAAAAATGATAAATCAATTATTTAATAAGCAGCCACCTAATGAAATTATATTAGAATGTTTATGTGCTCTAGGATTTGATAGTTTTGAAGATACTAATATGATATCAACAGCAACTATGATATCCACCCGAACGATTGATATGTTTAAAGTACTAATCCCACAACTTATGGAATTTTATACGCGTAGTAAACATAAAAAATATTTAGTATATTCTACTACTAGCATCTCTACAAGTACGGATAATGCAAACACATGTGATTTGACTATTAAAAAATGTATAACTATTACTAAACAGCTTATGAAAACTATAGGGTATGATTTAATAAGTAAGGAAAAAATGGTTGAAGGTAATAAAGTATTATATTATAGAATAACAACATCAGATGATAAAAAAAATATGAAGAAAAAAGAAATTATACAACCAGTTATTATCCGATTTGATTAATATGCAATATGGACAATATATTTATAATATGCAATATGGACAATATATTTATAATATGCAATATGGGCACAATGTCCAATATATTATATATATGTATAAATTTAGTATATAAACATATCATGCGATATTTGAAATGATGGTATATACAACCTAACAGTTACAACATATTTACCATTATATTGAGTATCATATATAGATACTCGTTTTATAATTCCATTAATGTTTTGTGCCATTTTGCATATGCTATCTATGCTAGTAATAATCTTATCTAATTCAATCCCTGATATCCTACCATCGTCAAATAGTCCAATTATATATAATGCCTTGCCGTCACCAGTAATTAGCCGATGTAATAGTTGTGTCGATCTATTCTCAAACTTTTTTTTACAACCATTGAAATCCAAATATAATTTATATTCCCTATTATCATCTTCGCGCTCCTTAGGTTGGTTAGGTATTGTAATATTATTATATGTTACTATATCTATATTTAAATTATCTATTTTATCACACAAAATATTTGTAATTGTATCACCGTCCATATTATTAAGTATATCACCTTTCATATGTGCATTATTTTCTATATATGTATTATTTTCTATATATGTATTATTTTCTATATATGTATTATTTTCTATATATGTATATGTATTATTTTCTAGATTGGCATTGTCTAGATTAACATTTTCCATTATTTTTTTAACTGAAGTTTCCAACATAGTAATATTATTATCCGATAATGCATCGCATCTATCTTCAACAACTAAACTAGATGCAATATTTTCGTCACTTGTGGTCATTATATTCATATAAGTCTTTGCAATTGCCATTATAGTATACTTTTAGAATACTGTCATTTGTTATAAAATCTGGATAATATTTTATGATATTTTATGATATTTTATGATATTTTATGATATTTTATGATATTTTATGATATTTTAATATATTAATTAAGTATAATATTTATAATGTTATATCTAGTATTAAATATTGAGTATTGCGTATTGCGTATTGCGTATTGTGTATTGCGTATTGTGTATTGCGTATTGCATATTAATATATTCTATATTCGACATGAATAAATAATTTCACTTTTCATCAATTTATTATCTAGTAACACATTTTTAAATGCCGCATCTATATCCAGTGTTTTAGGTATTGCACCTATTGCACCAAATTCAAAACTGTCACTATCACTTGGATTATACGCTATTAACCTACCAATAATACTATCCTTCTTTTTCCCCATACCATCTTGGTTATTTATATTTTGTGTATTTATATATTGGTTGTCATCTAGTGATAACGTCTGTTTTCTATCTTTGGTTTGTTTGCTTTTATTATCTAATGTATATCTATTTTCTAATATAGATGGATCAGCATTCCATTCCATAACTGTAGTCTCCAATGTTTGATAATATTTAATAATTCTTTCTGCAATATCATTAACTACCTCCATATATAAGCTTGGTGTTTTGTTATTATTATGATAATCATCTCTAGAATTAATGTGGTCATCATATATATCATAAGTATCATGATTAGTATAGCTAGCATTCCAACTAGCTATTAATAAATTACGTATTCTAAATGTTTTATAATGTAGTGACTCTGGTGCTTCATTTTCTATTATATTCGATTTAGATGATTCATATGTCACCATCGGCAACCTAGATTTATCCATATTATCCACAAATAACCATGGTATATCTCTCCTCATATCCCTAATAAATTTAGTTATTAAATTTGTTTCACCTGCTTCATAAGGATTATCTTGTGACGCATTTAGTGGAATAGCGCTAGGTGGGTATATATCTATTAATCGGGTTGGATAATTAATTATGTGTTGTTGAATAACTGTATTTTTGGGATGACATATAACAAACACCATATCTAGATTCATAATTGCCATATCATTTAATGCCATATTTAAACTTATATAACTGCTTTCATCATTATTGTTATCAATATTAGTATTGTTAATGTTAGTGTTGTTGTTGTTAGTTCTGGAGCTAGATGTAGTATTATTATCGCCAATTATTAATAGTTTAAATTTCCTAGTTTCTGGTTTCCAAGGTACATTTAAATTACGACATATTAGTTGAAAATATGGCAAATCAGCAATGGGTACGGCAACTCTAAATTGTACCCCATCAGGGCTAATATCACGTAGTTGTTGCATATTTTTAATAAATCCTTGTCTATTTCCAAGTGCCATAAATATATCATGGTGCATTGGACACCATACCTTAATATTATTGTATGTATTATTAGTATTATTAGTATTATTAGTATTATTGCGATTGTTGATATTATCTGAGCTAGTATCATTTAGCATGTTATTTGATTCTATAACTGAATTTTCGCGTAATATGGCCATTTTAATTGGTGATACATCATTATTGTATACTGGGTTAAGTAATAGATCTAGGCACATATTAATTGTTAGCCCAGTCTGTAATTCAAATGGATATATACGAGCTCTCATAATTTCTAAAATGGGACCTAAAATATTATTATTAACGCCACCATACTGTATTTGATTTACATATACTAGCTGTATCATTGGAAAACTTTTGGTATTTTTAAGTACAATTGGTTTTATACCTGTATTATCATCTGTTGGCCACATTGTTTTTCTATTATTAAGTTCATCTAGTGGGTTCGGTTGGCTAATAAATCCTTCTTGTGTCAACTGTCTACGTGCTATTGATATTAATGTTAATATAATGACGCTGAATACAAATAGTAATATTATTCTGTATTTTAAACTAATTTTAGACAATATTTCAGTAAACATCTTGGAAATATTATAAGTATTATAAGTATTATAAATATATTTTGTAATTATATATATATATATATATATATATTATATACTGATAGCGTTACTATTATATTTATAGATATGTATTATATAAATATTTTAGTTTATAATATAGTATTATATAGTATCTAGCATATCTAGCAGAAATAATATTTTAATATTTTCAACGCTTTACTATATTAAATGTTAAATGTTAAATGTTAAATGTTAAATGTTAAATGTTAAATGTTAAATGTTAAATGTTAAATGTTAAATGTTAAAATATTGAAATATATAAGATGTTTAAATATTGAAATATATAAGATGTTTAAATGCTAGTATTAGTAGCAAAGTCACATATTATTATGATGGAATATCATAATTTTGGCCAGTAATAGCACGCATAATACCAGTATGTTTCCGTAAAGTTGTTGGCCATTTTTCACGATTTGATTTTATTACAGGTGCGCTAATAGGTTTGCTTCTTTTTATTTTCAAATTGTTTTCAATCTTACTAAAATAATTACTTCCCAATGGTATAAAATTATTATCATTTGCAAATACTTTTTTAGACTCTTCTAATATTGGTGACACAAAATTACATGGCGGAAACACTATATGATATTGTTTATTATTATTTATAGTCAAACATCTAAACTGTTCAATAGATAAGGGACCCCCAAATTTATGTAATGTCATCTTATCGGGGGCTGGTACTAAATTTTCATTGCCCCATTTTTTATTTTTGTTATTCGCATCCATTTCCCCAATATTGATATCTTTTCTTTTGTTTTGTCCATTATCATTTTTATTATTAACATCATCATTATTATGCGGAATAGCATTATATATAATATGATATAGTAAATTAAGCAATGACACTTTTTCCCACATAGTTCCAATATTACGTTCTTCCTTCATTAAATATGCTAATGCACAGTTAGGTGAACAAAAAACACCATATAGCTCAAATGTTTTCTTTTTTGAGTCATATGACATAGGTATGCCCCATGGCATATATTGAAAATTATGACAATCCCATAAACATGCACTATTACACGTTTTAGGCCATTGTTGGTGAGTATTAACATAACAACACATACTGTGCATTAATTCAATTTGTTTAGTCTGATTATATTTTTTATGCAATAAAATCTCTATTTGTGTCATTGGCTTTCGTTTTTCTGGTGTTGTGAATTCCGACAATAAATCATCTATTTGTTTATGATAATTACTTGAATTGTTTATTTCTATTGTATTAATATCTATATGTCCTCCACTTGTATCTATTGGTAGTGTTGATAATTGTGTACATGAAGTTAATAATGTAGGTGGATATGGAACATTACCAATTGTGGTTGACATATTAGTATTGTTCATTATATTTTTTTGGTTATCTAGCGTTTTTTGTGCAAATAATAAATTATTAATATTTAAAGTCGTATTCGAACCAGCCGTTATATATTTTTCATATATATCCTTTCTAAGCTCATCAACACTTGTGCTCCCATCTGGTATATTCCATCCACTGTCTCCAATTTTATTAGTAATTGAGGAATTACCTGTATTATCAGTATTATTAGTCATCATACCATCATCATTTAAAGTATTATATATTATATTTTCTAATGGATGACTAAGTTTATTAACATTATCATATGGTGTTGGGTCTATTATATCCGGGTTATATTCTAATTCGTTAAGTTTTGCAGTATTTTTTATACAACTATACGGAAATTTTACAATAATATTTTTGTTATTTCGGGTAAATTCAGCCATAATATCCATATTTTTTACGGATTCGTTATATGTTAATTTATCTTTTTTCTTGCCATTTTTACTGCTAGATGTATTTAATTTCTTTCCGCTCTTATTGTTACTTTTACATTTTGTATTTTTTTTATTGTCTGTATTATCTAATTCCCCTATATTACTATCCTTACTAGTTGATTTCAAATCTCCTATAGTGATAGTATTATTTATATTACCAGTATTAGATTGTAATTTATCATCTATTAATTTTTTTTGTTTTTTAGGTGGCATATTATAATGTATGTCTTGATATGTCTTGATATGTTATATATTTTGTTAAATGAGATATTTGAATAACTAATATAGTAAACAATATCTTATTTTAATATTTATAAATTAACACCATCATTAACCCCTAAGTTTAGAAACTAGGTATTTACATATATATTGTAAAAATATATATTATTTACTATATTAATTAATACATATCAAGACATATTAAGACATAATTTAAATTGTATATTGAAATATTACCTAAAAAAATTATAAAAAATGCAACATAATCTTTATAAAATACTAATCACATGATATTTATATTTATATTTATATTTATATTTATATTTATATTTATATTTATATTTATATTTATATTTATATTTATATTTATATATATATTATATAATAGTTATAATATATGTATTATATCATACTAGGATGGTGCATGGTACATGTTGGTTGATATAAGCTAGCCCCGGCTATTTTAATACGTGAATTTTGATTATGCATGTTATCTAATCTAACAGTATACATAGCAGTTGCATTACATATATAGCATTTAGATAGTTTATATATAGCTATGTCAGAACTAGCTATTAAATAATTAAAATCTCTATTAAAAAATTGACAGTTAGCATCCAGATCCAATCCTGCTAGTATTATATCTATATTTTTGTACCTAGCATCTGTTTTAAATATATCTATAGTTTGTGCAATATCCGTGTAAAATTGGGCTTCGTCAATTATAATTATATCTGCCATAGTATGGTTAGATATATATAAATCACTATTTAAGATATCTAGTAATTCACTACTATCGGATATTTCAACTATATATAAGTTATCATTTTTGTCCAACTTATTTCCATCATGATTTATAATTGTGGCATCTTTCGTATACCTTATATCATGCTTATATTTAGCTAGTATTATGTTTTTACCTTCCTCTATTGCCGACATGCACATATTTTGTATCTCAGTTGTTTTTCCTGCAAACATAGGCCCATAAATAGTTGTTAACTTTCCAACCATATTACTTTATTATTATAGTTACTCACTTTGTATATGTATATGTATGTATTACTATAATTTATTATATGTATGTATTACTATAATTTATTATATGTATGTATTACTATAATTTATTATATGTATGTTTTATTATATGTTTTATGTGTTATGCTACAGTATTTATTTAAACAAAAACATTTAAAAAAATAAAAAATATAGCTAAAAAATATAGCTAAAAAATATAGCTAAAAAATATATAATATATAATATATAATATATAATATATAATTATTAAAATGTTACATCATATTTAATATAATGTATGTATATACTTGATATACTGCTTAATCTTCATCGTCTTCAGCATCACTACTATCTTCTTGGTCTGAACCATCATTTTCTGCTTCAGATCCATCCGAATCTTTATTGACATTGCTAGGTTTAGTTTCAGTCTTGGTTGCTCCAACATCTACAAATGCACTCTTTGAACTACCTATTGCCGAGTGACTTTGTGTATCATCGTCTTCATTCAATGGTGTCACATTTGTTACATCCTTATATACACTGACATCATCACCTGTTTTGAATGTAGTTCCTGCATCTGTTACGTCAACCGTTGCATTACCCAATGACCACTTAAGTGAATCATAGCCTACGCAATACCAAATATGTTTAATATAAATGTTCATTCCTACACCTGTATGCCTACGGTTCGCAATATCATTAACTACTTCCTCATTTGTGTACTTCTCACACTCAGGTCCTGGTTTATAAAAATTGCCACAGAAATCAGGCACATCATCTCCCGGATTTTCACAATAAACACTCAGATACATACTGCGTTTTGGTGTTTTATCTGTTGGATCACGTAGAGATGTCCTAAAACTAGCCTTGTTATCGAAACCTTTACGGTAACTCTTCTTAGCCTTTGGCGTTCCCTTATACTTTTTATGATCATCAACAATCAAATCATAACATTTTTGTTCAATTTCATCAATTACATCGGCTTCATCATCTTTAAAACGTACGTTCATAGACCATGAATATGATACTTTGCCTGTTTTGGAATCCGTATTTTCCTGTCTTCCCAAATATACCTCCCCATCAGTAATATTCAAGCTAATTGATCGTAGTTTGTTTTCACCCTTAGTATTAACATATGATGTCTTAGGCTTTAATGACTTAGCACTTTGACTGTTAATAATAATATCACCTAATGTAATTGTATTAGTATCAAATTTATCAAAGTCAATACCCGATATTTTTTTATTTCCACTACCTCCTTGACCAGGTGTCACATATTGCATAACATTAATCTTCTGGAATACACCTAATTGCAAATTATATTCACCAGTACTTGTTATCTTAATAAATTGTGCATGAATAAATAGATCACATACACTATCTTGTGATAACACACTATTAATATCACCTGATGTCTTCACATCCGGCGACGGTGGATTTTCCCTATCCATATAATTAACCTTAACGCTCCAATTGTCTCCATTGCAAAAACCCTCCAATGGAAAGTTCAAACCAATAACTCTCGGATCATCTGAATTACGAAATACTGCCTCTCTCTTCAATTCATCTTTAATATCTGCCACCGAATTGTAATCCTGAAAATTATCCGGATAATGCTTCTCCTTATTCTGGTACATAAATTCAGCTGCACGATAATGAATTTCATCAATAACTCTCACTTGTTCATCATTGTCTAGCTCAAATAGTACAAATACTTTCGGGTACGTTTTCACATTACCATCCTTATCTTTCATTGGTGGAAATGCCTTGCGAACCTTTACACCACATAATTTAATAACTAGCTTGTCATTTGTTGTGCCATCATACTTGTATCCAATTCGGTACTTTCCAAAATTATATTCATCAAATGATTGGTAACCATCAAATGTTACCTTGCTCTTGTCGAATGTATCGACAGTAAGGGGATCAAGTGCTGCAACGTGAGTAGACATTATTTTTTGTTTTGGTTTAGTTTAGTTATTCAAACTTTAGTATTAAACTTATTTTATATATATAGTTATATGTTATAGGTTATAGTTATATGTTATAGATTATAATTATATGTTATAGGTTATAGTTATAGGTTATAGTTATAGGTTGTAGTTATACTGGTATATTTTAGTTATTTTAAACTGGAGTTTAGATATGGTATAGTAGTTAAACAGAGATAATTAATATAATAATTACACAGAGGGTTAGATATATTAATATTCAATTTTAGCTAAACTAAAAAAAAATAGTTAAAGTTTTTAGCCGTTTTTAGACATTTTTGGCAATTTGTGTTCATTTTTTGTACATTCAGATATAAATATACTTATATAATATACTATATATATGTATATGTATATGTATATGTATATATTGCAATATTTATAATATCACAATATACTTTGCATATATTACTATATTTAGACAATATAAATACTATCATATATAACAACAAATATTATATCTAGCACATCTAGCATATCTAGCACATCTAGCATATCTAGCCCATCTAGCATATCTAGCACATCTAGCATATCTAGCCCATCTAGCATATCTAGCCCATCTAATATACGTACTATAACTATTAAATATGTCAGAACCTATAATTAATAATACTAATACTAATACTATAACGAATACTATATATAGTGATTCTACTACCGATAATGCCAAAGAACATGATAATGAATATAATAAAATAGGATTCGATATAGATAAGGCAGTTGAAACTGATGTATTATTGAGAGAAGATTTAGTATTACGTTATCTAGATCTAGTAACACCAGAAGATAAATATTTATTAAATTTACCATATATACATGAGACAGGAGAAAATTATATAAATAATTGGCGTACTGGTATATATATAGATTATGTACAGGCATTTAGTAACTTAATAAGTAAATATGCTAGTCGTAAAAAATATTATATTCGTTCATCCAAAACTGCCATTACGGTTTTCAAATCTGAGTCCTCTACTAATACTAGCAACTCACAACACGATAATAATGAAAAACATAAAGTTATAGATAAAGTTGACAAACCTATATTTATGGAACTAGATAATGCTTTATTTAAAGGTAACGATGCAATGCAAACACAACGCGCGGCAACTAAAATGCAATATGAACATTTATTGAGTAAATCATACATTGATGAAAAGGATAAAAATAAATTTAATAAACAACGTGAACAATTTATATCTACATTAAATGCATTTTACTCAGTGCAATATTATTCAAATAAAATTAACAATCATATGACAACTAATATATCAGTACCCGTTCCTATTGTGTCTAATAAACAACATCATTTGAAAACAACTAGTACACCACGTATTAGCTCATTATATATTAATGTTAGTCCCAACTTTATTGATAGCCTATTTCAACGCGAAGGCGAAAAATTAGAACTGTATAATCGTATAATAGAATTACAATCATCAATGGATTTAGAATCTAAAGAAGATATGGCTGAACTAACTAGTTTAATTAAATCATATATATTATATGATACACAAAATGATACAATGAAACATTTAAATAAAGAACTTAAAAAATTAAAAGAATATAAACCTATACATTGGTTAATTGTCGCTAATTCTACCGATCGACCCGATTTTTGTAAAAAAACTATTCCCTTTATATTTACTAAATCAACCCATCACAATAAATAAATAATATAATACATACTGTCCCTATCTATATACTACTATCTATATAATATATAAATATGAGTAATATAATATATTATATAAACTCCTATAATGCGGCATATAAATCATTAACAATTTTTGTCTTACTAGTTCCATGTAATGTAATGTTACGTTCAGCTGCTGCTTTTCTTAACTGATTTACCGTTAAACCAGACAATCTTTGTTTGTTTTTTGTAACATGTATATTATATTGCTTTTTGTCATCTCCATCTTTCAAATTACTCTCATCATTAGCCTCATCCTCCTCTTCTTCATTATCTTCAAAATCACCGGTAGCCTCATCATCTTCAACACCATTTGCAGCTTCGTCACAATCATCATTATTGTGTTCATCATCCACATCATCTACATCATCATTCGCATTATCGTTATCAGCTACTAAATGTAATTCGCTCATACGTATTACCTCATCTAATAAATCATTGCCATAATCATCACCGTCATCACTGTCACCACTATGTTTATCGTCACCGTCACCACCATTATGTTTATCGTCACCATCATCATCATTATGTTTATCGTCACCATCATCATCATTATGTTTGTCATCACATTCAAATGTATCCATATCATTTAAATTCTCTAAATTATCCATGATATCCATATTATTTAATTCATCATGTACTAGATTAGATAAATTCACATACTGACAAGTTGCGTCATCTGATGTATTAGGTTCGTTAGGTGTATTATATTCCGCAGGGACATCAGGTTTTTCAACATTATGTGCCTGTTCTTCTATTCTTGTTAACAAAAAGTTAATTACTTCATCCCGTTTACGATTTTGATTTATTAAAGCCTTAACTGTACCTGTTAGACCATTAATATCATTAGATTTAGTCAAGTGTAAGTATAGCAAATATATTGAGGTTAGGGCCAGAATAACTAAACCAGCCAATAAAAAACTTGGGTTAACTATGTCAAGCATTATTTATATTTGTGTATATGTTTGTTTGTGTGTTTGTGTGTTTGTGTGTTTGTGTTTGTGTGTTTGTGTATGTGTATGTGTTATTAATGTTAAATTAAATTGTTATATTAGAATTGTTATATTAGAATTATTGTATTAGATATTAGATATGGTTACTTCTTATTACTGTTATACTAAATAAAATATAAAAATAAATAAGCGCAGTTGTCAATAAAATATTTAAACCAAATCGCCTAAAATAGATCTGATATCATCCTCTATTTTTTCTAACTTAACATAGCATTTTTTAATTGTTACTTTAGAAATACCGCAAACCGCAACTATATAGTCGTTATCTATATCTAAATTAAATAATTTTGCTGATAAATATATAACACTTGCATATCTAGAATTAGGTATATGTTGTGCCAGTGTATTATTAGTATTAATCCAATCGTTAATGTTAAATATTAATGCATAATAACATTCCGGAATTGGTAACTTACGTAATAGTTTAGATAGTTTAGTGTTATCGTCCTCATTTATACATTTTTGGATATTATCTTTAAGTGTATTACCATTATTATCTATATCTATGTTATATGTGTTATCTGTGTTATCTGTATTAGCTAGACTATTACTATTACTTTTATTAGCATTAGCACTAGCATTAGCATTAGCATTGGCATTAGCATTGGCATTAGCATTAGCATTGGCATTGGCATTAGCATTAGCATTAGCATTGGCATTGGCATTAGCATTAGCATTGTTATCAAATATATGTATGGTGTTAAGAGAATTGTCATTTTTGATATGTACAATATGATCCCTTTTTAATAATGCATTTTCATGTTCTATTTGTTCATTGTTCCTATCAGAATCTAAAATATCCTGCCATAACATTTCATATTGTTTAACTACACGTCGTAGTACTTTCATATCTATATCAAACTTAGTGGCTATTTCGGACATATCTTTTTCAATACCACATTTACGACAACCAATGATTACAGATGTTGCCATTAATGCTTGGTGTTTTCTGCGCCTAGTTGTCTTAATATTGCTAAGCCTGTGGAACGTCAATTGTATTTCTTCTATTGTACGTTTGTTAATGCCCGCGCTTTTACATATATTTGCAATATTACCTAGTTTTTTTAACATAGCACTATCTTTTGATGAAAATTGGTTATATCGCATTTCATTACGTACTGACTTACTATATCTTGCATCACCTTTCTTTTTACTACCATTGCCCCAACCCATTGTTGTTCCCAAAACTGTACTAGGTACTAGTTCAGATACAACCGAGCCATTAACAGTTGAGCTATTGGCGCGATGTGTAGTATTTGCCTGGCCACCGGGTTGTTCTTCATGATATCTTTTTTCATCTTGACAATCTATATTAGCACCTTGACATAATCCACATTTACGACATGTAATATATCCTTCTAATGGTATCAAATCAACACTTTTGCATTTATCATCTACACATACCTGAATATACTCTGTATCATCAGTATTATCATTTATATAACTATTGTTAAGGTTATAATTATAACTATTTTTTTTAATAATATCATAATATGATTGATAATTAGCAGGTTGCACCTCATTATTTTTAGACTTTTTAGACATTAACAACAAACGACACTTACTATCAATTTTATCAACTGAATATTCAGAAAAAGTTTTAATAATAGGTATTGTATGGCATGCAACATTAAAATCAATATTAACTACAGACATCATTACTTTTACTTAACTATTTTCAATTTTATACCAAATAGTATATTAAATTATAAATTACACAAATTACACAAATTACACAAATTACACAAATTACACAAATTACACCACAACTAAATAATTTAATTTTAATAGTGCTATTATTATTATAAGATGCTAGTCATGCTAAGTTAAGAAATTCAAAGTTGGCTAGCTAATCACTTCTTAATAATATGTATAAATACTCACATGTATGGTAATGTATTGTATTGTTATTAATATTGTTAAAGCTAAATAAAATATATCTGGTATATCTGTATATCTGGTATATCTGGTATATCTGGTATATCTGTTATCATAATAAATAAACTTATTATATATAGACTAAATATTATGCCACTTATTACTAAATACATACCATAACATATCATACCACAGTATCCACCACAATTAATTACTATCATGACAGTTACTAAATCTACTATAAAACACACAAGGACTCTTAAAAAGAATCCCATTACTACCATACACAATAAAAAAACCAAGAAAAATAACAGTAGCAAAAAAAGTAATGACAAAATAAATGCTTCTAAATCTAAACATAACATAAAACATAAACAAAAACTTAAACTAAAAATCAAACGCTCATCTCAATCCGGTGGTAATAAATATGATACCGCTAAATGTGACCAAACTAAACTTAATGATCTTCTAGCCGGCAACCCACCTGTTAGAATTAGTGAGGAATTACCCAAACAAACTATAACGGCTGATGATGTTGCTGACTTTAACGGTAAAGGTTTTGGCACCACACCTGGCGCACCCCCCAAGTTTCCCAGTGGATGTACTATTTTATAACAACATTATATATATATACATATCTAGTTATAGTAAATAATCATAAATATAAGTATCTAGTTATAGTAAATAATCATAAATATAAGTAGCTAGTTATAGTAAATATAGTAAATATGACTAAAAATGGACAATGCTTTTCAATATTTTCTAATCTATGGTTTTATATTGGCTCTGGTAATTCACATTTAGACTCCGAAAATATTACACGAATTAAGAATATATATGGTATCAATAAACTATTAAACCTAGATTCTAAAACAGGTTTCTGGCCTGATACACTAGCCAAGTATAATCAATATGATCCCACTATTATTGCTCAACTTCAAATCCGTAATAATGATCGTCTAATTGCTATTTATAAAACCATATCCCAATATATTAATAATATTATCTCAAATCCTACTACTATACATAATAATGGCAAAACTATAGATAATATCGTATTGATTCACACTAGTGATACTAATAATACTGAATGTCTAATTGGATTGTATATTTATTTTCTATGTAAATATAGTAATGTTGATGTTAAAACAGCAACCGAAATTTTACGCACCAAAATACATATGAACACACACACCAATATACATATGACTGATGACATGAAAAAATTTTTAATTATCAACTGTTCTAATAAATAACATACCCATTATACATATTATACCCATTATACATACTATACATATTATACAACATCATACACAATATAAATAATTTAATTATATAAATAATGACTATACAACAAAAACCTAACACACTACTAGAACATAACCCTACTGATATATACCCCAAACCTAGCACCCCTACCAAACCTAGCACCCCTACTAAACCTAGCACCCCTACCAAACCTAGCACCCCTATCACCACTAGCACTCCTATCAACACTAGCACTCCTATCAACACTAGCACCCCTATCGCCACTAGCACCCCTACCAAACCTAGCACCCCTACTAAACCTAGAAACACTGCCAAACCTAGAAACACTACCAAACCTAGAAACACTGCCAAACCTAGAAACACTACCAAACCTAGCACCCCTACCAAACCTAGCACCCCTACCAAACCTAGAAACACTACCAAACCTAGCACCCCTACCAAACCTAGCACCCCTACCAAACCTAGCACCCCTACCAAACCTAGCACCCCTACCAAACCTAGCACCCCTATCGCCACTAGCACTCCTATCAATACTAGAAACACTACCAAACCTAGAAACAATATATATAGTAGGGCTCGTAGAACTCATAGGACTAGTAGGAATAATAGGAATAGTAGGAATAATAGGAGTAGTAATAATAATAGACCTGGTAAAACTAAAAAAAACAAAACTCTTAAAATAAAAAATACACCCGAGATCGAACAAAGAACTGTTACTATGCACTTAGCTTATAATAAAAATCACAAACTAGATCCAACACATAATAAATCCCAACGTATTGGTATGTGTAGATGTGTCAAATATGATAATATCACAAATAATGACGGTATTGACACCGTTGCTATGCAAAAATGTACTAAACCTGTTAAACCGGAAACCGATTTCTGCCCGGAGCACCAAACTTGTACTAGCTTCTTGCGACAATTTGTTAACGGATATGAACCCAAATATAACCCAACTGAATGGTCACATCCATATATAGAAGGTAGCCATAATTGTTATGCTTATTTTCTAAATGATAAGAAAGATAGTATACGTGTTAAATGTGAAGAATTATGCCTCAAAAATAATAAAAAAGGTTGTCCAAAAAAAGAATCAGAATGCCGAGACCTTATACCGCAACCAGGTGATAGCTTCTTATTAGCACAAAACGGTAATTTAAAAAAGAAAACACGTAAATATTCCTGTCCTAATATGCATAGCCGAATAATTGCTGATAATCCACAAATAAAACCTTCATCACTTACCCAAAAATGTCCAAATAATTATTATAAGGGTGCTATGATGGTTGATCCCGGTAATACATTTCACTTCTATCGACAAAATCCAGACGGTACATGGAGTCATAAACCAGGTGTGATGCCAGTAACTAATATAGATGCTAGCGGTAAAAAAATATATATTCCCCACTTTGCTGATCGTGATTATACTCAAACTAAAAATGGCAATATAAAATATGACGACTTTTGTGGGTATTACTGTATACCACATGATGATTATATACAAACTAATCTAATATAATATATACAAACTAATCTAATATAATATATTAAAAATTATATATTATTTACCTTCTTATTTAGCCATGTAATACTTATTATTTTTAAAAAAAATATTTAAATATATAAAAATATTATTATAATAATATACTAAATATAATATAAAAAGATATAATAAACATTTCATAACATAAAACACTTATCTAAAGCTAGCTACTATACATATAATAAACCATATATACATATATAGACCCTAGACCCTAGACCCTAGACCCTAGACCATAGACCATAGAATATGAGCGCAATATTTAAATTCATTCAAAATATAACTGGTAGATCTTCTGATAAATCTAAAGACAATACCCCGGTTGAGACCCTAGATAAAACACAAACCTTACATGACTTTAATAGTGAAGCCACCAATTTAGTAAACCGTATTTCCCAAGATCTACTTCAATCCATGATATCATCCACTGTTAATGTAAATGGTAAAGCCGCTGCTATTATAGATCTTCTAGATAGCAGAAAATGTGTCGAAACCACCATATTTTTAGCCAATTTAATGGAAAATGAGTTTTATGATATTGATATTGTCGGGCTCAATTCACATATTAAAGTAAATAAAGCTAAAACACCAACCTGTTCTTCAGATAGTAATTGTGATAAAGTAGTACGTGAATTAAGTGTTCGTATTGATAAAGATGGTGGCAAATTAAACAAATCGCAAATTTGTCAAATATTAGCATCCCATTATGTCAAAATTCTTAATATCATTGCTAGCGTATTGGTTGCCATAAATCCTACCACTAATGCAGTCATGGCTCGTATGAATAATTTATATGGTATGACAGCAACTGGTACTGATATACGCATTGGTATATGTACTCCCACTGGTAAATCACTAGTTAAAAATAGTATCTTAGATGAACCCGGATTTAAAGAATTTATGCAACTTTATCTATATCATTTAATTCAAGACACTGAAACCCAGGCTGATCGTGACCAAGTACTTAGCGACTATCAACAACTTGTTGAAATAATAACTAACGCAAACGTATTATCTCCTAGCACACCTCTTCCACCTCTTCCTTCTTCCTCCACATCTTCTAACATAAATACATCTAATAATTCTGAATTACGCCAAATGGTACTAAATTTAAAAAATAGGGTTGATGAACTTAATTCTAATAATAGTAGCTCTACACCGATTAATGAAGACAATCTTAAAAAAGAAGTCATTGATTTACGTGCTAGACTAGATGAAATATATAAACTTATGGATATTAATAATGCAAATTCTACATTAACACCAACCGTTAATACTAAACCCATCCCCGCTAATAATAATACTACAATGGTCATTAATAATGCCAATCCTACAACTCCTAATACTCCTAATACTCCTAATACTCCTAATACTCCTAATACTACTAATAATACCAAAAATAAACTTAATACTAACACCAATACTAACACCAATGCTAACACTAATGCTAACACCAATGCTAACACTAATGCTAACACCAATGCTAACACTAATGCTAACACCAATGCTAACACTAATGCTAACACTAATAACACTAAAAATAAACTTAATACCATTACTAATAATAATAATAATATGGATAATATTATTAATGATATCGATAATACCAATATCGATAATATGGATGACGAGAACAATAGCCCAAACAATAATGTAAATACAGCCACCACTACAAATACTACATCGTCAAACAATACTACAACTGGTACTAACAAAACCGATTTTAATATATATGGTAGTTCTAGTTCACCAAATACCACCACTACACCTACCTCGAATAATACTAACGTTAATCCAATTATTGCTAATCTTAATCCTACCAAACCACCCACAAATAATAACACCACACCACCCACAAATAATAACACCACACCACCCACAGCTAATAACACCAAACCACCCACAAATAATAACACCACACCACCCACAGCTAATAACACCAAACCACCCACAGCTAATAACACCAAACCACCCACATCTAATAACACCAAACCACCCACAGCTAATAACACCAAACCACCCACAAATAATAACACCAAACCACCCACAAATAATAACACCAAACCACCCACAAATAATAACACCACACCAGAGATAGCTAATATTAGTACTGACCCGCCAGAGATAGCTAATATTAGTACTGACCCGCCAGAGATAGCTAATATTAGTACTAAGCTGCCTAAAAATAATAAAAACAATATGGTTCCAAAACCTAAAAAGAAGGCAACTGGTACTAATAGTAATGCTAATAATACTCCTAGTACACAAGAATTAGAAAGGATTGAATCTGAAATAAAAAGTATGCTAGATAAAAGTAATGATAGTGAAGAAGATACAACAACTTATATTACTCCTAAGCCATTTGTGCCTAAAAATAGTGCACAACAGAGAGGTAGTGGAGTTCAACAACTTGATAGATTTAAAGAATACATTAATAAATATAGCAAGGACAATACAGAGATACGAAAAGCATATCTAGCATTATTTGATAAGTCATTTAAAACTAGTTCAGAGACCGTGGAACACATATGTAATGTTAATAAAAGTAATGGCAAGTATTTTACAGTTAAAATAGCGGATGGTAATACAAATGAGGCACTAGCTGCTTTTTTTGAAAATTATAAAATTATGAAAAATGAATATGTAAGATCATGTCGTGAATTAACAAACATTTTAGAAGCTAGAATACTTATATGGCATGAGGGCGAAGGTTACAGGATACGTGATATTAATAGTAAAACATTAGTAAATACTGAAACTGAAGTTAGAGTTGCTTTGTCTAAATTATATGTTAATGGTCATCGTCATTATTTAGATGGAATTAAACATCTAGATGCATATTATCGTACTCGTGTTAATACTGTTGCAAATATGTTAAATAATAAACCTACTAATACGCTAGATAATACGCAATAAATCCAATACTATACAATACTAAATACAATACTAATATACTAATATACTAATAATAAAATACAAAAATAAAAATAAAAATATATAAATATCTAAAATATCTATACCAAATAAAAATATAAATATATATAGTAATTATGAATATTATTACTATTATATTTTAGTAACTTTATTAGTAATACATGCTGCTGCCATTATTGTTTTATTCATTATCTCTTTGGCTTCTTTGCAATGGTCATATGTGCATTTATGGTACTCTGGTAAACGATGCCTGCCACAAAAAGTCATACCACATTTACATTCCATATCAATATCTATCATTGTTAATTTTGTATTACATTCTATATTTGCACATCTAGCTCTGCGTTTCTTTTTTTTCCTATTAATTTTATCAAAATCTTCAATAATATATTGTTTAGTGTTTTTATTACCAAATTCAATTTCAGTATTAGGATGTAGTTTAGCTTTTTTATGTGAATTGTTGATTTTATTATAAGTATCTGGTTCAGTTATTGCTGTAGCTTTATCATTTGTATCTGCGCTATCTACACTATCTATTCCTTGTGCCATCTGTGTATTTTGTACATATTTATATTTTTCAGAATTCATTATTATAAGTGTGTATGTATATTATTAAGTCTATTATACTTTATTATATTATTATATAATAGTATGTTATATATTTGTTGTATATTAATATATAATAGTATATTATATATTCAAGAGCGTATAAAGATAATATACTATATTTTCTTGATAAATTTAAATTATATATATGTATGCGTGTAAGTATGTGTGTATATATGTGTATATGTGTGTGTGTATATGTGTGTGTGTATATGTGTGTGTGTATATATGTGTATATGTGTGTGTGTATATATGTGTATATGTATGTGTGTATATGTGTGTGTGTATATATGTGTATATGTATGTGTGTATATGTGTGTGTGTATATGTATGTGTGTATATGTGTGTGTGTATATGTGTGTGTGTATATGTGTGTATATATGTATGTGTATATATATATATATATGTATATGTATTTAAAATGCATTTTTTGTATAAAAATAAAAAATAAAAGCTAAAATATCAAAATAATGACAATTGGATAATAGAATTATGTATTATTGTGAATTTTATGAATTAACAACACGCATATTCATACCCATTCCTTGTATTTCTTGCGAAAGTAATTTTGCCGCATATGGAATTGCCACACGTTGAAAATTATTATAGTTATCACATACATTACATATATATATATCGATATCTTCTGTTGGATTTACAACTGCTGCATTACCACAATGACCACAAATATACATTTCAAACTTATCACTCACATCTAGCATACGCTCCTTTAAAAATGCTGCTGCACCATGACTGTTTATACAATCTTTTTCCATTTCGCCTACACGTAAACCACCTTCACGACTCCTACCCTCTGCCGGCTGACGTGTTAACTGTACAACCGGACCGCTATTTCTGCTATGTACCTTATCCTCTGCCATATGCTTCAAACGCTGGTAATATGTTGGACCCATAAATATTGCCACATTAAGCTGCTCCCCCGAAATACCCGAATATAACACCTCATTACCACATGCTTCAAAACCCTGTGACTCTAATATATCACCTAGCTTATTAACATCGATATCGGCAAATGGTGTGCAATCAGCATAACCACCGTAATGGGTTGCTGCCTTGCCCAATACTGACTCTAATAATTGCCCAATTGTCATTCGACTAGGAATGGCATGCGGTGTCATAATAATATCAGGTGTTAACCCATTTGCTGTAAATGGCATTTGTTCCCTTGGCAATATCATTCCAACTGTACCCTTTTGAGCGTTTCTACTAGCAAACTTACTCCCAATACTTGGTATACGCTCGTCACGGATACGGACTTTACCTGTTAGGAAACCCTCTTCATTTCGGCTAACAAATACTTTATCAACCCAACCCGCTTCATTAGATTTCAAAGATATACTGCTATCCTTGCATAAATTATGTCCGTTGACATGCGCACCTTTTAAAGGATATTTTTTGCCCATTATAATATCTCGATTAGTTACATATTCATTAACCCGTACAAATCCACGTTCATCTAACTTGCTATAATCCCCTGGTTTAATACCCTTTGTATAACGTGGATCTGGTCGACAAAACTTTTCTTCCTTATGATTTTGTACTTTTTTCTCATCACTTTTATGAACACGATAATATATAGTGCGGAACATACCCATGTCTACGCTATGTCCATTTAATATAATACTATCTTCTTGATTATATCCACCATATGTTGCAATAGCTACAATAGCATTCATACCATATGGTAATTTATCATAATGTACATAATTACCGAAGCGACTAGTTACAATTGGCCTTTCCAAATGACACATCGCATATGCCATTGTATCTAATCTCCTCAATAAATTTGTTGTTGGATAACTCATGGCCTGTTTTCCCATACAACTTTGATATGCGTTACGTGGGCTTTGGTTATGATCTGGGAAAGGAATAACACATGCAAGTACTCCTAATATAAGTCCCGGGTGCATTTCACAATGTGTATAATTATTTATATATTGTGGATTCCGACTATTTTCATGTTTTAATTCTTCTGGTGTTGTTGCAATTAAACAATTATTTACTTCTTCAATATCAATATACTCAATTACTGCTTGGCTGTTTGCACTCAATGTTGCAAATCTAGACATCATATCATGTGCTGTTAATCTATTTCCATTGTTGTTCCCATTAGGTGGAATGTGACCATTTATAATTCCTGTGTTATTTGCCGAATATATTGTACCACTATCACTAGTATTGTTTTGGGTATTGTTTTGGGTATTGTTTTGGGTATTGTTTTGGGTATTGTTTTGGGTATTGTTTTGGGTATTGTTTTGGGTATTGTTTTGGGTATTGTTTTGGGTATTAATGGTAAAATAATCTTGTGGCATAATAGTTTGATTACATCGACTATCTAAGCCTGTCATAATTAAAGAATTCCACCCACCATTATCAGACCCACTCACACTTGTTGATAACATACTCGTATGCCATTTTCTAATACACAACCTATTGTTATTACCGACAATATACACCGGTCTTATTAATCTTCCTGCATCTGTATATATAAACATTTCATCATTTACCACATCCCAATTTATTGTAATATGTGGGTTAAACTTACCTGCCCGCCTCATAACCTTAAATTGACTAAACACCTTTTCTGGTGCCACATGATATCCAATTATATCACCGTTAACATATATTAAACACTTACCCATACCACTAGTTATATTATCCAATGTTGCTCTCTCACATCCTGCATTCATTTCCAACCATAATCGCACTGGTGCACTATTATATTGTACCGTAATTGTTGCTGCAATTGCCTTGTTTTTAATTAAACCTACAGGGTGACCTTCCGGAGTTTCTGAAGGACAAATAAACCCCCATTGACTAGCATGTTGTTTACGTGGTCCAACAATCTTACCACTCTTTTTCTTTTTATCAGTTGGGCATACCACACGGCACATATCGCTGAGATAGCTGAGATAGCTGAGTCGGCTTAACATTCTAGCTACACTAATACGGGTTTTGGTTTTGCCACCTGATTTAACACCCCAATTACCGGTTGCCATGCTGTATTTCATACCATTTTCTACACAAGCTGGTTTTACGATTTTGTATATATTATTGATAGTAATAACGTCTAGAATTTCTTTGGTGACAACACCACGGGTATTATCTATAACATTTTTTATCTCTGTTGTAATATTTTTAGTCATCTCCTTAATCAACGTGTTTAAACATTGTCTAAATAAATTAGCCAATAAATATCCTGTTGTTTCTACTCTCTTATTCTGAAAACTATCCCTATCATCCATTTCCACTAAACCCATACGCACCTTCAATAATTTACGCGCCATTGCACCTAGAAACAACGCCTTTTTATCTAGATCTTTTCTAATATGTGGCAATAACTCATTTTCGGCGGACGTTACAAATGCTTTTCGGCGGTCATCAGTAGTCAATGGTATATCTCTTGTTGGAGTTCTTATCTTCATATGTCTAATAATATATTCACGCACTTCGTAAACCGTATGCATATTGCCCTCTGCTTTACAAATACTCCGAAAATCATTCATAGTTTCACGGCATAATATAGCAATATGTGAACCAAGTACGGTATCTGTATGGTCAATAGCGATACAATTCAATAAATCTTCATCAGTTTTAACACCCAAGGACCGCAATACTATAAATAAATTATATGGTTGAGCAAATGACTTGCCACCCATATCAGTTGTCATAATATTTGTTTTGGGGTTATATTTAATAATATTTGTCATAACAATATTAAATCCATCATCCGCAATACTGCGTACTTCAGCCTCATATTCTCTACCTTTGTTTTGTTTTTGTTTATTAAATACGAAAATCTTGTTTTCAGCTATACGTTCTTGTCCAATAATAACCTTTTCGTTACCATTTACTATGAAATATCCGCCCATATCCAAATGACATTCGCTAGCTTGTACAGGATGTATTTGCTGTTTAGTTAAATTACAATACTTACTACCTACCATTACTGGGATTTTTCCAAAGTTTACCCTAAATACTGTCGCTTTCTTTACATTTTCCGTAAACCCCACAACTGGTGCTGGTGGTATATCTTCAGTACTTACGGCATCTGGTAATTCGGCTGGTATTATAGGTGTATGTTGTCCGGTATATATATTATATTGGGTATTTTTGCTGGGTCTACCTGGACGCCGAATAAGATGGCCATATTTAACATTCCATTCCTGCCATTTCTCGATATCTTCTTGATTTTTATAACGAATTGTACGTGTCATTTCAATATCTATAGTTAATGGTGCACTATAGCTAAGATTACGATCCCTAGCCATTCCGGGTGTAAGTAATACAGTTTCTTCATCTGGTTCGCTCATTACTGGTTTACCAATGGTATAGTTTTTTAGGTTTATCGATAATTCGACAATATATTTTTCAATCATTTGGTCAAATTCATGATATATAATAATTGGGTTAAATTGTTCAATAACATCACCCATGTATTTTTCAATAAATTGTTCATATGAATAAAAGTGGTATGACATTAACTGTCTTCCATCATACTGTGCAAAATATGCATCTAGTACTTTCCATGTATCTTCTTTATCTATATCTGTATCTCTCAACTTATCCTCTAGTACACTGGTATCTAACATTGATATATCACCCTCCTCTGATACTGGTAGGTCAGGAAACATTGTTTTAATTTTCGCCATAATATTTGCTAATACTTCTTTATCCAACAATATCTTCTCTGTGTCCTCTATATCATATGTATTATCCTTACCATCTACCGTATTTCCATCATCCATACTCTCCGTTACATCATCCGTTAAATTCCTAACTGATTTATTTACTGATTTTTTTACTGATTTATTTACTGATTTATTTACTGATTTTTTTACTGATTTTTTTACTGATTTATTTACTGGCTTTGTTTTTTTATTATTGACATCGACAATGTTAATACTGTTATCGGTTGTTGTATCCTGTTTTACTATATTATGGTTTGTTGCCTTGGGTTTTGTTGGCTTGGATTTTGTTACATCATTTGTTACCTTTTCTTTTCCAATATCGGTCGTTGATTTGGATTTTTTAGGAGGCATTACAAATGATATTAACTAATAAGCCAACAAGCTAATAGGCTAATGTGCAATATGCTAATGTCTATAATGTATATATGTGCTATTATGTAAATATGTTATATTATGTAAATATGTGATATTATGCTATAATGTTAATTTGATATTGACCAATAGTTTGATAATTTATATGATTTTATGCTATAATATGAATAAGTATATTAAATATGAATTAATATATTGTAATATGCTATTCTGTTATTCAATTTTACAAAATAGTGAATTTTAAATGCAATATATTAGTTTAAATATGCTAGATACGCTAAATTAGTAAATAACACCAAAATATATCATAACTTATTACTTAAAAATGAAAATTGTTTTTTAAAAAATATAACACAATAAACATATAATCACATATTGTCTATATATTGTCTACATATTGTCTACTTGCTATTAACATAATTCTGTTCAATTGTCCACTCATATTTAATATACTTATTCATATTTAATATACTTATTCATATTTTAAATAAACAAAACATAAACAAAACATAAACACAACATAAACACAACAAAAACACAACAAACTAAAATATATAAATTATGCCTAAACTAATTTGTTTCCAATGTGGTTCTAAGTTTATGTCATCTAGAACCGATGACAATGGATTTTCCAATATGTCCGATAATTTTTGCAGATTATGTTACAATAAACTTAATTCTAACTGCTATCAACCACCCATACCCATCACATTACCTATATCCAATACTAATACAAATAATGTCCCAACAACATTAAATGATGATATCCCATCTATTAATGTTAATGATACTAATACTAATACTAATACTAATACTAATACTAATACGAATGCCAATGCTAATGCTAATGCTAATGATAATGATAATGCTAATGATAATGATAATGCTAATGATAATACAATAAAAGGTATAAAAGATAACATGAATACTAGCAAAACACATAATAATATTTATCATGAGAATGGCAATGAACATGCAACTAACTATTCTGATTCTTTGTTAAATTGTTCTTTTAATAATCCATCTAAAAAATCCAAAAAAAGCACCCCTAAACATAACAATAATGTCGATGATAATAAAGGTAATAAAGATAAGCCAATAAATAATATTAATAAGGAGATTGAAGCTATATTGAACCTATATGATATTACCCATATTGGTTTTATAGGTCTAGATCCACCTATCCCTAATTTACCTACTTTTGAATATTCTGATCAAGCCGCATCTCTCATGGCCGATGCTAAATCACCCGATAGACCTGATTTGATAAATGCTCCATTTGAATGGATTGGTAATAAAGTTAATACAATTGATGATTTAATTAGACTAGGTAAAGAATATGATAAGGCTAAACGTATCCAAACTAATCTAGACCTATACCAACTATCCAAACTAGTTGGTCCACTAGAAGCCCTAAATGATATGGTTGGTCTATCTAATGTTAAGCAACATATGTTTAATATGGCCGTATTCCACTTACAAGGTCTAGAACCCAATGATACTAACCTATATAATACCCGTATTATGGGCGATCCGGGTGTTGGTAAAACCGAACTAGCCCATATACTTTGTAAATATTACCATGGTATTGGTGTTCTGAGATCTCCAGATCCAATAATTGCCAATAAAGACAGTTTTGTTGCCAAATATCTAGGCCAAACGACCGATAAGGTAGATAAGCTAGTTAAAAAAGCTAGAGAAGAAGGCCGGGCAATTGTTACCGATGAAGCTTATGCTATTCTAGATAGGGAGGGCAAGGATTCATTTGGTCAAGAGGCTCTAGATTTCATGGTAAATGAAATGACAAATGGGGGTTTTATTTGGATTATTATGGGATATGAAAAAGAAATTGAAGAAAGGCTGATTGCGGGTAATCCGGGTATGGCACGTCGTTTTCCGATATCATTTACGCTAGCTGCACCAGGACCAGCGGAGTTATCGGCTATCTTTCACAGAACATGTCGAAAGCAAAACTGGAAATGTGACGAACTGGCAGCATCAGAGGAATTCTTTGAGAAACATAAGGATTATTTGCCACACCATGGTGGTAGTATTCTTAATATGTTTACTTGTTGTAAGCACGCACATTCTCATAGACTTTTAGGTCTTAAAACTCTAGATGTATTGAACGCTACAAAAAAGCAGTTGATTCAGGAAGATATTGATATGGGAATGGAATTATATAAAGAATCGGTAAAAAATGGGCAAGAGGATGATAAGGGTAATTTTATGAGCATATATAGCTAACTAGCTAACTAACTAACTAGCTAACTAAGCTAGTCTAAATTAAATATATAATTGTCCAAAAAAATAGTATTTATAATTTTATTTATATTAAAATTGATTTTATTTTTTATCGTAAAGTTTACGTATTATTATACTTGTTATACATACTCTGGATAATCAAAAACATACAACAACTACATATACACAAACTATATTTTATACAATAACTAACTATATACAATTGCGATGGCGTGCCCCATTATGTCAGATACTAAAACAATACGTCAGATGCTAGATATATTTGCAACATTACCATATAACCAACGCAAATATGTATGGTATAGTGATAATGTAGACACGCATTTTAAAGATCTATATTCTAAATATATAAATAAGGCTGATTATAATTATCTAGGCTCAGTTGTTTATTTACGTAGAGAAACGGCATCTAGTATTATAGTAAATAACAATATGTCATATGAGATATGGGATGGACAACAAAGATTATTTACAACATATATGATATTATGTGCTATGTATAAAAAGTTTGACAAATCAACTGAACATTTAATCCAAAATATATTATATGATATTACAGATATTAAAACTAAATTACTAAATGAATTACTAAAAAAACAAGAATATGCAGAAGTTACTATAAAAAATAAATCATATTTACTCAGATTTCATACGGTATATGAAAATGATATGAATGCTATAAAATGTATAATTGATGGATCTTATATATCATTATATCAATTTTTAGACCCTAATTGTAAAATATTAGGTCAGTGTATGAAGATTAAATGTACCTGTGGTAAGAGCTATGATGGAAAAACAACAGATGAAGCAACAGAGAAATTTAAAAAACATTGTATAGAGAAACATGGATATAAATGTATAAATAAACCGCCCCCCAGCAATATATACATAGCATATGAAATAATTATGTTAAATTTGCATTTAAATAGATTTGGTACAGGTGATTGCGATAATGATATACGTGATTTTATTACGTTTACGCTAGACAAAACAGGTGTCACTATACAAGAGACGTCAATAAAATCACTAGCTAGTGAGATGTTTGATAAATGTAATAATAGAGGTGTGCAAGTATCAGAGTTAGATGTTTTAAAAAATTATTTATTATCAATTGTTAATAATAGTAATTGTGAAAAATATTTTAATATGTGGCATAATAAAATAGAAACGTATAATGATAAAAAGTACAATATTTATGGTATCAATTCTAAATTTATAATATATTTATTTAGGTCATCAATATATACATTACTTAACAAAATATATTATCAGTCAAATACACATGATTTATTTCATAAATATATTAAAGAATATTGTAATAATGTAAATTCAAATTCTATGGAAAATGCCATTGATGCCTTATTTAAACAATTTGACATAAATACTAATCATATAAAGAATATTAATAAAAGCAAATACGGTTCTATTTTGTATCCATTAAAAAAATCTGATGCTATACCAATTGATATGAATGTATTATTTACGATTATTTTACCATTATATAATAAATTTGATAAAAATGATAAAAATAATAAAAATGATAAAAATAATTCACATGATATCATATTGAATGTCATAACATGTACTCATATTAGGTCATGTGTTGTTAATAAGAAGGGGCCTATATTCCTAGTAGATGCTAATAGCAAAAGTATTGTTAATAGTATAAATGAATTACTAACAAGTAAGAAAACTGATATATGCGGGCGTACATTTGCAGATTTGATTTATGATAATATATTTATAGATAATATATGGGGGGACTTCAAGTTTGGAGACACGTTAAAAAAATTATCAATTGAAAAAAATAATAAAACTCATATAAAATTAATGTCTACACTATTACGGTTTTATGAGGCTAGTACTCGCCATAGTGCCACTATATCACTAACGGATAATCTAACAGATACATTAGTGGTACATATGGTTGATACGGATTTTGATTATGACATTGAATCTAGTATTGGCAACTATATATTGATAGCACATAAGAAGAGGCTACCGTCATATAATAATATTACATTTAATAATAAACTATCAGTTGGAGCTGATGAAAAATTACATACAACTAGCACAATATGCAAAGACTATATTAATACTAATGCAGTTGAATTTATAAAAGCTAATCGTATCAAGATAATATATCATCTTAAAAAAAATACGCATATAAAAGGTATTTATTCTTAACGTACTTATATATATCATATAGCTAGCACGTATTATAGCATTCATACAACTATACTTTATTTTGTTTTTTTGTTTTTTGTTTTTTGTTTTTTTGTTATTTTGTTATGTATTTAAACCCTAGTTATTATCCCAATAATCTGCAATCTCAATACTATTATCTCCAAATCCCCAAAATGCCTGGGCCTAGGGGGTGTTAGAGCTCTAAAACGCAACCGCTTTTTAGCCAGTTTATACCGAGTATTAACTATATTTGCAAAATATGATGTAAAACCTACATTTTAGCATTATTGTATATATGCCATTTCAAAATGCCTTATAAAACACGTGGAATGCCATCGACTAATAGTCTGAAATACTAGTAAATATTGGCTTATATGTCACAATGGCAACTAACGTGTATGCGTCTTATATTTCACGTTATATTTCAGTATGATTTTAGTGCTTAAACTACCCATCCCCCGAAACGGGTTACATATAGCTAGCTGTTGTTGCATGTTATATATATCTATACCCCAAAACTTTATTTAAAGATATCTAAGTATATATTTTATATAGCTAGCTGTTGTATGTTATATATATCTATACCCCAAAACTTTATTTAAAGATATCTAAGTATATATTTTATATAGCTAGCTGTTGTATGTTATATATATCTATACCCCAAAACTTTATTTTATTTTATTTTTATATATATATAGTGTGCTAGCTGTTGTATGTTATATATATCTATACCCCAAAACTTTATTTTATTTTATTTTTATATATATATAGTGTGCTAGCTGTTGTATGTTATTTATTTTATTTTGATAATATAATATCGATATATATATATATATATGTGGTGCTAGCTGTTGTATGTTATTTATTTTATTTTGATAATATAATATCGATATATATATATATATGTGGTGCTAGCTGTTGTATGTTATTTATTTTATTTTGATAATATAATATCGATATATATATATATATGTGGTGCTAGCTGTTTATTATATATAGCTAGACGTGTTATGTTATTAACGGGGCTCTGCCCCGTGACCCCGCCGACTTTTTCCCAAAATACGCTTTCAAATTACTAAGGCAAAACACGTGGTTTTCTAAGGCAAATAGACTAGTATAAAGTTAGCCATATTTTTGTAAAAATCGGCGGGGTGCGGGGCAGAGCCCTGCTAATGTATTCTTAATTACTACTAACTTTATTTTATTTTATTTTATTTTATTTTATTTTATTTTATTTTATTTTATTTTATTTTATTTTATTTTATTTTATTTTATATATAGTATGCTAGCTGTTGTATGTTATATATTTCCCAAAACTTTATTATATTTTATTTTATTATATTTTATATATAGTATGCTAGCTGTTGTATGTTATATATATCTATACCCCAAAACTTTATTTTATTTTATTTTATTTTATTTTATTTTATTTTATTTTATTTTATTTTATTTTATTTTATTTTATTTTATTTTATATATATAGTGTGCTAGCTGTTGTTTTTATATATATCTATATCCCAAAACTTTATTATATTTTATTTTATTATATTTTATATATAGTGTGCTAGCTGTTGTATGTTATATATTTCCCAAAACTTTATTATATTTTATTTTATTATATTTTATATATAGTGTGCTAGCTGTTGTATGTTATATATTTCCCAAAACTTTATTATATTTTATTTTATTATATTTTATATATAGTGTGCTAGCTGTTGTATGTTATATATATCTATACCCCAAAACTTTATTTTATTTTATTTTATATATATAGTGTGCTAGCTGTTGTATGTTATATATATCTATACCCCAAAACTTTATTTTATTTTATTTTATATATATGGTGCTAGCTGTTGTATGTTATATATATCTATACCCCAAAACTTTATTTTATTTTATTTTGATAATATAATATCGATATATATATATGTGATGCTAGCGGTTTATTATATATAGCTAGACGTGTGTTGTTATTGACAGGGCTCTGCCCCGTGACCCCGCCGATGTTTTACATTTTTTACCGAATTATGCTTTCAAATTACCAAGGGCAAAACACGTGTTTTCTAAGGCAAAAAGACTAGCATAAAGTTAGCCATATTTTGGGAAAAAGTCGGCGGGGTGCGGGGCAGAGCCCTGCTAATGTATTCTTAATTACTACTAACTTTATATGTTATGTGCTAATTATTTCCAAAACTTTTTTTAAATATATTTAAACAAAATACAACATGTGTTAAACAAAATCCAAATCCAAATCCAAATCCAAATCCAAATCCAAATCCAAATCCAAATCCAAATCCAAATCCAAATATATATATATATATACCACACTACCCATATCTACCACACTACCCATATCTAGCACTTACAATTTCCCAATTGCCATAATAATATAAACATCAATAATACCAATACTATCACCAATATATAATTCTCCCTAAACAATCTCCCCAATCTACATATCTGATCACTATACGTCAACTCATTCGATAAAACACGCTGTGTCTGCTGTCTCGCATTAGCCATCTCAGTATATGACTTATAATCCCCATATACATCCGGGTGCTCTTTCATTTCTACTACCATAACTTCCATATTATTACCTTCCGTATTTGTATTGTCAAATAATTCACTCATTGGACCACGTGACACATATTCACCACTCATATCCTCAAAGCCCTCCCTTCCATTTTCCGTTATCAACTTAGTGTTTGTGTTATTACTTCTATTGTTTGGTGCCACACCCAACATCCTTATACCATTATTTATTGACTGGATATCATTTGGTAACGCCTTGTACATGCTTGGGTTTGGGTATTTCTCATTATATAACGTCTTCTGCTCCACCTTATCAATATGGCTCTTACCCTCCTCTATTAAATTAAGTTGTACCATTGTTGTTGGCTTAGTAACCTTCACCCAATGTCCTCCATTTGCCTCACAATCATCTCTTGTCTCCAATTCCTGTAATACCATACTCGGATTATCACTGCTGCCATCCGCCGAACATGCATAATTACGAATAATAAGCGGTGCGCCTCTAGGTATTTCTGTGACACTTACTTTATCCTTATATTTATCCGGGTTCTGACGTATGTGGTTATTAAATAATATTGTTTGGATTTCCATTAACTCCCTCAATCTAGGGTCCTCTATAGTCTGTTTCTTATTTGTTATTGTTACATCACCACGTCTAACTATATTTACACTACTATTTCTATTAGTACTGTTGTTTATAGTATTGCTGTTGGTGCTGTTAGTACTGTTGGTGCTGTTGTTTCTAGTATTGCTGTTGGCACTATTGGTACTGTTGGTACTGTTGGTACTGTTGGCACTGTTGGCACGGTTGTTGTTTTGGAATCCTTCAACCCATTTTGCTGCTTCTATCTCTTCTGCTGTTTCCGCAGGTATAGGTTCAATATTTTCATAATCACCTATAATATTACCAACCATCGATAATGGCGTTAACCCGGCATTATTTTGCTGTTCAGCATTAGCACCTCGTTCTATAAAATATCTCATTAATCTCGATTTTTCCGCTACTGATGGCGAATTTAATATTATATGATGTAATATATTATTTCCCTCATTATCTACATCTAATACACTAGCTCCATTATTATATAATAACCTAGCCATAGATACAAATACTGCTGACGTTCGCCCATCAATCGTATCCATGGCATGTGTTGGGCTATCATATCCAATAGATAACATCAATGGTGTCTCGCCACGATTATTACGACGATTAATACCTGCTTTACTAGTGCCACCATATTTCAATAAACGATCGGCTGCTTCAATTTGACCGTGTTTAACCGCTACATGTAATGGTGTATTGCCTTCATAATTACGGACATCTAAATTTGGTCTAACAGCTAATAAAAGGTCTAGTACTCTTTTGTTTTTGTCAGCCGAATAACCAGCACGGGCTGCGATGTGCAATAAACGTTCACGATAGTCATTATGTGTTAACATTTGATTAACTTTATTATATTTTGCCAAATATTCACGTATATACTTAACATCGCCATCTAATACGGCCCTAGCCGCAATGCTATCATCATAATAGGTATACTCCATTTCTGCTTTAGGCATACTACCAAATAGGGCTTCTAATGTTAATCCATCCGTGGCATCACAATTCTCAGTATAACAATCCTTAGTTAACCTAGTAGCCCTGATAATATCTGTGTCATCTGGATCATCACGTAGGGTCGCGTTCATTATACGACATACTAGATATGGTGACAACTGACGCCAACCTTTACTTACTGGCTTTTTAACCCTAGATAACTCTAGTTCGACAATTTCGCCATTACGTTCAATAACACGGATACTAGGGTATTTATTACGTAGATCTTGCAATATTTGGCGATCATGTGTTTGGTAGTTACTACTAGGATCACAACATACACCAACGGTAGCATCACGAGCATTAGCTATGCGGACAAATGCATTTTTAGCAGCGGTTATGTCTTCTTTGGTCATGACACGACCGGTACGGGGGTTAATTTCATGTTCTATATCACGTGGTGCAAAAGGGGGGAGAATATTGCATTGGGACTCGGGGTCCTCGGCTGTTAATTTAAAGAATGAATCTAATTGCATGGTTTATATATATATGTGTATGCGTGTATATGTCTATGCGTGTATATGTCTATGCGTGTATATGTCTATGCGTGTATATATGTGTGTATGTTTGTATGCGTGTATATATGTGTGTATGTTTGTATGCGTGTATATATGTGTGTATGTTTGTATGTGTGTATATGTGTATATATGGTATTGGTTATGGTATTGTTTCTATATTATAGTTATATATTATATGTCTATATTGGTTATCTATATGATATATTTATATTATGGTATTGTTTTAAGTATTATTTTGTATACTTATTACTGTTTGAGTATTATTTTAAAAATATATAATATATTATTATATTATTTATATGTGCTATCTACATGTATTACTAGCTATATGGATATATGTATTGTGTGGTATCTAGCTCTAGCTCTAGCTCTAGCTCTAGCTCTAGCTCTATATATAAATCTATAAATATATAAATATATAAATCTCTAGTTGAATATATGTTTTATATATTATATTGATTTTTTATAATATAATATTATAAATAATATAAATAACATTGACATCTAAATATATATATATATATATATATAAATACTTACATACTTACATGCAAAAAATCTAAATATATAATGCATAAAACTATTGTATCTAATAAATCACGTACATCACCCAAAACACATAAGGCTAAACCATATAGTAAGGCCAAAACACATAAAGCCAAAACACATAAGACTAAAACACATAAAGCTAGAAAACACAAGACATTTAAAAAGAAATTATATAATGGTATGTCTACTAATTACGGCGGTGCACGTCAACCCAAGCATACCATTAGTACAAGACGTCGAAACCTAGCTGAGAAAATGGGTAGGGGGAGTCATTTAAAACCAACAAAAAATATATATAAGAGTAAACAGCCTATATTTAGTATGGCTAGTATGGCTAGTGATATATTTTTCCCAGGGTCAGCTGTAAAGTCTTTTTTACGTGTTCCCAAAACACGTAAAAACCCTAAAAACCCTATAAAATCTAAAAAGCCTAAAAAGCCTAAAAACCCTAATAAAACGTATCCTAGTAATTTTATACCCAATGATAGTAATGTTGATATGAGTAGTAAAACTCCTAGTAGTGTTATGAGTGTTAGTTATTCTAATAGTGTATCTAATAATCCTATAGGAATGAATACTGCATCTAACAATATGGGTGTACCTAATGTTGCTGATGTTGTTGATGATACACAACTTCCTGACATATTTAGTATGAAAGAAATGGCTTCCAATTTATTAGATAATAAGAATGGGTCTACAAGTATAGATCAAAATAAGATAATACACGGTAAGAGATATAAGTTGCAGCCTGAAGTTTTAGAAAGTGCAATTAAAGATATGAAATTAGCTGTCTATAATTCTATAGATAATTTCTATCTTACCCTTAAAGAAAAAATACAAACACTTATTAAAACACACAGATATACACAAATAGTACTTATTGATTATGCAAATATATCTAAAATTATGTTAAGTGGAAAACAAAACGTTTTTGACATTGTTAGTAAAATAACTAATAAAATAACAGAGAATAATAAATTATATATAATTATTAAACCTAATTTTGGGAAGAATTATGTTAATGAAACATATTATAATGGCAATCCATATTTAATATGTAATATTGAATGCATTGATAATTCTAATAAGATTATGTGTAGTACTGCATATAATTATGACGAATCAGATGATTTTTTATTGATTTGTTTATACGATATGTTAACGATGTCACGTTATATAGCTAATATGAGCGTTACTGTAAAAATCATGAGCCTTGATTTATATAAATTTTATAAACCAACCAATAAATCTATAAACCCAACTGATAAATATTTTTTACTACCACCTGGAACAGATAAAAAAAATATATTCACCACCCTAAAGCCAATATATTTAAGTTTTAAGTAAAAACAAAAAACTATTTGCTAATATTATAACAATCATTATCAGACTTATATTTTAACATCCTTATGGCATTTGTTTAATTTTCTATTATAATGACATCCTATTGTATTCCTACACTTATCAGGATCATCAATCTCCCTACACCTTCGCTCCATTTGATCCAAACTTTCATTATTGTTTCCATTATCATTACTATTGCCGTTGTTCCGGTTTTTACGGCTTCTGCGTCCAGATTCTGACCCAAATCTGCGTTCTCTAGCTTTTAATGTATTTCTCATTGGTCTATCCCTATTATTGCCGGCCCCAGCTCTAGGCCTATCCCTATTGTTCTGATTATCTTCACCAAATAAATTATGTAATTGATCCCTAACATCTAGTGGTACCATTTCTAATTGTCTATCCGTACCAAATCCCTGGTTTAATCCAATATCCGGCGTGCCATTATTAGCTTGTTGATAACGCGGTATATATACTGGTTCCTCACTACTCATATCAAATATAACGTCACGTTTGCCATGGTCTTTGTCGGCTGCTTTTTGTTCAGCTTCCGATAATGTGTCAACATCGGCATCAACATCTATTTCAGCACCTAGCTCTAATGCCTTCAAACGAGCTTCCATACCAGCATCACTATCGGCAAATTCTATACCTGGTATATTAAGTGTATCTTCACCAAGTTCAAAGTCGTCAACAATTTCAATCTCATAGTCCATCTTCTTTTTAATAGTAGTTATAATATCTTTAATATCGGATTCTATTTGGTTCATGTCTAATGCATATTCATCACTTACTTTGGTTGTTTTTTCATACTTATCGCCGTTAATAACCCTATATATGATGGTTGCGGTTTTACCGTCTAGCGTGACATCTATATTTTCTAATAGTAAGGTATCTTTAGGATTAAATTGAGTTAGTTTATATCTTATTTGTTGTAATAAATGTTCTTTGCGCATAACTCGGGGTAATGTTTCTGGTGTTACTAAATAATTACGTAATAACAATGGATTACTACGGTTAATAACATCCTTACCTTTCATATCATTCTCAACTACAACATTGCGAAATGTAGTGGCCAGGGCGGGTGTCATTCCATTTAAATCATCTAATGTTATTAAATTTTGCATATGTTTCCCAAAACTATTATAATATTTTTTACTTATTTTTGCCAAATCTTCATAGTTTCTAATCAATGTTGTTTCAGAACGCTTAGCTCTTGTTATTGGCGGTAACTTACTATCATCCACCTTATTTTTTGTATGGCCCTTTCCCTTAATCATGCTTAAAAATCCACCACCTACCTTTGTGTTATCATCATAATTACTATGCATCATGTATATCAATATCAATACCAATATCAATATCAATACCAATATCAATATCAATACCAATATCAATATGTTTCTTTATCAATGTGTTTCTTTATCAATGTGTTTCTTTATCAATGTGTTTCTTTATCAATGTGTTTCTTTATCAATGTGTTTCTTTAACAATATGTTTCTTTATAAATGTGTTTCTTTATAAATGTGTTTCTTTATAAATAGTTTTATTATTATACTTAGATAATTTATATTATTACAATTGTTACAATTATTACAATTATTATGGGTTGACTATCTAGCTATATGTGTATGCGTATCTAGCTATATGTGTATGCGTATCTAGCTATATGTGTATGCGTATCTAGCTATATGTGTATGCGTATTTATGTATAGTAAATAATATAAAAGTATAAATTTATTTTCATAATGTAAAATGTAAAATGTAAAATGTAAAATGTATAGCTAGATGTAAAATGTATAGCTAGATGTAAAATGTAAAATTTGTATTTATTCAGCATTAACAGTCTCATTATTTTTTTTAGCAGCCGCTTCCCTAGCTTGCATTGTTGTCTGATAATCTTTATTCAAGGTATCCACTTGACCAATATTAAGTGCCACACATCCTCTAAAATCCATATTACCGGTATGATTAAGGCTAATGCTCAAATCTAGAAAGCAATTGCCACCACAATCACGCCAACGTTGGCAAAATAAATAATCCTCGCTCAAATATACACGTGATTTTTTGCAAATTTCAGTATCAAATAGTGAATAAAAATAATCATCTGCTCCCTCCACATGATAGCCTGATACATTATTTTGATACTTTAAATCCTTATGTTGAAACATCATAACATCAAATACATCACGTTTTATTAACATAAATCCCGTTCCCAAATCCTTCACCTTACACATGTTATTTTGCACATGTGCTACCGTTTGACCATTTATAACTTGATATACCGGATTATACACATAATCTAATGACTTGGCCATTAATATACCATCTGACATATCCACATCTTTCTTTAAATTAGCCTTTACCTTATCCCAATTAATCATTTTTTTAGGATAACAACCACCCGATAAATCACAGTTCATCAATACTAATTTTAACACTGCTTGCCATGGAAATGTAATATCCGCATCAATAAACATTAAATGTGTCGCCTCCGGGTCTGCCATAAATCTAGCCACAATACCATTCCTAGCCCTTGGAATTAGTGATTCACTGCCTATAATAGACATAATAAATGGCACACCTAGCTTAGTGAAATTAGTATTCAACTCCATTATACTGTTAAAATAACCAATTTGTAAATTACCACCATAACAAGGGGTGCCAATGTATATTTTTAACGGGTTCTTTTTCATATATATACCAATTGCTTCCTCAATCCCAATCTGTTTAACCTCTTCTTCTGGTTTGTCTTCTGGTTTGTCTTCTGGTTTGTCTTCTGGTTTGTCTTCTGGTTTGTCATCTTCTACAACCCTAATAACTTCTGTATCATTTGTAGTTGTTTTATCATTTGTTATGTTTTTAACAACCGTTGATAATTTACTATCTTTATTAGTAGACATTACTTATATGTACTATGCTCTATATGTACTATGTACTATGCTCTATATGTACTATGCTCTATATGTACTATGCTCTATATGTACTATGTAATATGCTCTATATGTACTATGTACTATGCTCTATATGTACTATGTACTATGCTCTATATGTACTATGTACTATGCTCTATATGTACTATGCTTTATGTTATAAGGTATATTTATTATATTACATATACTATTTACTATATATGCTAAATGCTGAATTTATATATATCTAGGCTAGGCTAGGTTTATATATATATATTGAATTATTTAAAAATATACAAAAAAATACAAAACAATATAAAACAATACAAAACAATATAAAACAATATTTATTATTATAATTTAGTATCTAATTAAAATACTGGATAAGTTTTAATTATATGGCTAGCCCATATTATTTATATTTGAAACATACTCATCATGGTTAGCACATAAGTAACCATCATTACCGCAACGTTTGGGATCTGTAATATTTGTATTACAACAATGTGACATTACATTATTATCATTTAATAAGGATATTTGTAAAGAATATGTTGTTACATCTAATGGATTATGAATAACATGTTTGCTGTCATCTTCTAAATATGACGATTCATGCGTATATATTGAATGCTTATATATATTACTAATAACATTATTTTGTAAATCCTTATCATATTTAGTTATAAATAATGTTTCTTCTAATTTCCCGTATATTACTGTTGATATCATAATCCTGTATTTAGGATGACTGTGGACACGAGTTGTTGAACCCGGTAACCAACTTATTAAATTCATATCGAATTTATCATTATTTGTTGTAAATGGTAACTGTACCTTTTCATATCCATTACGTATTTTATTATTATCACAAATATAATTTATCCAATCTAATTCCGATTTACGGGAATAGCTAGCTGCTAGTAACGGTACATTATGTGTAAATAATTGTTGTTGACCTATAATAGATGGACATGTATTTTTACTAAAACATAATGTGCGTATTTTTTTAGCCAAACCACCCAACGTTAATGCATAATGATGCGCCATTTTAGTATATTGTATCTAGTGTATATACTGTATCTAATGTATCTAGTGTATATACTGTATATAATGTATATTGTGTATATAGTGTATATAATGTATATTGTGTATATAATGTATATTATTAAGTAATTATTTAGGTTTAAATATATTATACAATTTAATAAAAAAAGTAAATAATTGCAATTTTGGTTATTTTACTAATTATAATGATATAATTTAGGTTATATTACTAATTAAACTAAGCTTAAAATACTTGACCACCGACGTTCAATATACGCCAACCTGCTGCATCATTTCCAGATAAATATATAAGACTAGCTGACTGACCTGTTTGATTGAATACCAAAAAGTTAGAAGTACCAGAACCAGTATATAAATTACTATTTTCAAAACTGATATTGGCTGTAGCACTCGATTCATGATTATTAGCAAAGAATAAGTGTGCAATAGTGCCCTTACCTGTCGGTGGTACACCACATGAGTATAATGAATTTGTAACAGCAGATGCTGAAGATATTACAATGCTTTTAACAGCTGCTACATTACCAGTACTGAACAAATTATACGCAGTTGCTGATTCCTCAAAAACATCAACACCGAATGTCAAGCCTTTTTCTACATATGCATTGCCTAATAACTCAAAATCATTGGATATTTCTACTCGGGTTCCGTTTATGTGTAATTTTTGATTTTCCGCAATATCTAACCTAATGCTACCACCGTTGATATGAGTTTCTCCACTAGTCTCAGCATAAATTTTAGCTGATGAAATAAGAAATTCTGTATTAGCTACTAAAGTCAAAGAACCATCCTCTGTTGATTGCATTGAGCTATTACCATTCCTAAATTCAAGAAAATCTTGACCATCAATATTAAAAACACCACCCGCGAAAGTTAGTTTGTCTTGTGTATGTGCTAATGTAAGATCACCATTATTGAAGTTAATAGTTGAATCCTCACTTAGGAATAAATCGCTAAATCCAAGTGTAGATGTACCCAATGTAGCACCATTGTTAGTGTCAGGAACGAATGATGTACTTGCGCTAGCAATTCCCACAACTTGTAAACCAGTACTATCAAATGTTCCAACAACAGAACTATTAACTTGCATTTTAACATCATTACCAGTAGGTGCATTTAAATTCACATTCCCAGTACTTGTTGTTATTGATACTTCAGAATCACCAACAGTAATATCATCAGCTTCTATTGTAGACCCTGTTGATGATGACCATGATAATACTCCACTTCCATTAGTCTGTAAAAGTTGACCATTAGTACCAATTTCATCGGGTAAAGTTAATGTATAAGGACCATTTATATTAGTATTGGCTTGTAATATAACGGTATTACCATTTATATCGGGAAATGTAAGCCCACCGTTAAATGGGATACGTAATGTTCCTCCAAAGTATGATGACATTGTTTAAAGGTTTGTTTTAAAGGTTTGTTTTAAAGGTTTGTTTTAAAGGTTTGTTTTAAAGGTTTGTTTTAAAGGTTTGTTTTAAAGGTTTGTTTTAAAGGTTTGTTTTAAATGTTTGTTTAAATATTATGTAACTAGTATGTGGAGTAACTATTTATTATGTGTACGTTTATATATTTATTGTTTAGTTTGTTTTTAAATTTGCAATTTAGGGTATGTTATTATTATTTAATACTGAGATAAATATTTTTTTAAATTATAAATAAACGCAATATTTTAAATAACATAATTCCTTAATAATACCTATAAATCCCATTAATGCCGTATATTATTTATAATAATTTTTATAAAATTTCGGGATTTTTATGTTATAACTTCAGCACCCGTATTTAATATTTGCCATCTATTACGTAATATTGCCATATCACCAATATAACCATCAAATTCCAAATATATCATACTAGAGCTCTGCCCCGCTTCCGTATATTTAATTTTACTTGCTAGCCCACTGCCTACACCTATTTTCTTAACCGTATTATCATTTTGACTATCATAAAAACTAACATCTACATGATTATTACTACCATTTGTCTCATATACTATATTTAAATTTTGACCGTTTGCTGCCCCTGCATCTATTTTTGCATAAAAACGACCATCATCACCTGAAATTTGAAATATCATAACATCAGTACTCGGGTCTATAGCTTGTGGCGTTTCACTATTTGTGGACAAGTTAGAATTATTATATGTTAATATACTACTCTTTACATATCCACTATTAAAATTCATCGCATTTAAACTATTTAAACTAATATTTGCTGCTGTAATGTTAATATCTCCCGATCCTACATCAATTATTAAATCACCATTGTCTTGACTAGATAAACGCATTGATACAGCACCTGTACCACCATTATTAGCCGTTTTTATTGTTGGTATAAATTCACCACCATCAGTTAAATATGTGGTTGCTTCTATGTAACTAGGGTGTGAATTTGCATTATTAAATGCTAGGATTAAATTACTAGTGTTATCTACTATACCATTTGCATTATTGAAACTAATATTAAAGTTATTCGTATCTAGCTCACCACCTAACTGTGGTGTCACATCTTCACCTATATCTAGAGCCACATTTATAAGTTTGTTTGTATCAGCGTTCCATTTTAAATATGGTTTTGTTACGTAATTATCCTGGTCCATTAATGTATCTGTCAAATCTATAAAACTACTAGAGCCACTGCCACCTGTGCCTATATTTAACCAATTACCACCATTATTACGAAATTGTATCACCCCATCATTATTACGTAACCCAATAAATGTTGTTTCATCATCTAGATCAGATTCATTTGTATACCAATTAATATATCCATTCGACTCTACAAATATATTAGAAAATCTAGGATTAGTAGGATTATCTATTATGTTATCTATTTCATCATTCCTTACTAACTTACGTCCAATTTCCGAACCACTAGGTGTAATATACAAATCATCATCATCTATATATACATTTTTAAACTGACCATCATATCTATCTTTTATTTGTAATGTGGCACCAACATTATTTGATGTAATACCACCTTGTATTAAACCTGATTTGTTAACTGTATTTATTATACGCAACGTACTAGCAATAACTATATCTTCATTGTTAAACCCTCTAATATTTACTGTATTTTGTGCACCGCCATATCTAGTAAATTGTACTGGTACAATTAATGTCTGTGTTGACATTTCTATATTTATTACTAGTTTTTATAGTTTTTTATTCTATGTTAACTATTCTATGTTAACTATTCTATGTTAACTATTCTATGTTAACTATTCTATGTTAACTATTCTATGTTAACTTTTCTTATTTAATAATACTATTATTCTATTTATACTATTATATGGTATACTATTTATATTAGTTTCCCGTTTATATGTTATATTATATACACCGTTATATTACCTAAATAACGGGTTTTCTTTTGAGCTATAGAAACGGGAAACTAATATAAATCTAAACATATTTATATAAATCTAAACATATTTATATAAATCTTATACATTATATGACAAACAAAACATACCATTATAACATATACCATTATAACATATACCATTATAACACGTAACAATATAATAACAATATAATACATAACAATATAATACATAACAATATAATACATAACAATATAATACATAACAATATAATACATAACATTATAATAAATAACATTATAACATATAACATTATAACATATACCATTATAACACATATCAATATAATAACAATATAACACATAACAATATAAAATATATAAATCTCATCCAGCATATATACTAATATCTAATACTATTATCTAAACTATATATAATGAATGGAACAATAACAGAACTAGGCTTTAACTCATATTTAATTGATGAAACAAAACCACAATATAGCTTTTTTCAACATTCTTATACCAATCATCACAAATTTGCCCGAGAAACTAGACGCCTAGAATTTAACGGTAAACTAACTTTTGGTACTCGTACCTCTATCCGTATTGATAGAAATGGTCGCTATGGTGATCTAATCAAAAATATGCTACTTAGTATTAATCTACCTGATCTATCTAATCTTACCACCAATACTGGTAGCTCCGTTGGTTACACTAATTCAATTGGCAATGCCATTATTAAAGAAATTGTGCTACGTATTGGTAGTAATGATATTGTAACTATTCCCGGCGAATGGCTGGATATATGGAGCAGTCTGTCTATTATGGGTGGGAAACAAGACCATTATAAATATTTAGTTAAAGACTTTGGTAGCCAAAGTGTTGGCAATTTCATGGGTGGACATATCAATATTCCCATTTTTTTCTGGTTCTGTAACTTTTTCAATGTCAATTCACGCGAAAATATGGCCCTTAACTTACCCTTAATTGCCCTTTCAACAGCCGAGGTTGAAGTTATTGTTGAACTTCGACAAATACAGGACTTACTAATATATGAAGATAATAGTAGTTTAAGTGCTGAGCAACTTGCTACTTTATCCATCGATATCGCCGAACTAATAACAGACTACTATATATTGCCAGAAGAAGAACGTGTTAAATATCTAGCTAGTGACCAACGCCAAATGTATCTTATTTCACAAGTTCAACATAACATATTTCCATATTCTCAAAATACTCCTAGTATTGTTGCCAATTTACGTCAATTTAAATATCCAATTAGCGAACTCGTTTGGGTTCAGCGTACTAATGCTAATAAAGACGCCAATAACTATTTCAACTATACTAACTCAACATTAGAAGATTTAAACCGTGTACCATTATATAACACTGCTAGAATTATGTATGATGGTCGTGATCGTACTGATATATTAAGATCCGATTTTTTTACTCAAAATGAACCCATGCGCCTGCACAGCAATACCGATCCTCGTAAACAAGTAAGTTGTTTTGGATATGCATTAGACCCCGAACATATTGCACAACCTACCGGTACCTGCAACTTTAGTTATCTCCATAAACCAACACTTGAGCTATCTATGTCCAATAATACCGGTGCCGGTGAACTACATGTATTTGGTATCTCATATAATGTATTAATTATTGATAGTAAAGGTAATAGTTGGCTAATGCACGATTTAACCAAATCCTCTCCCGATTCTCTACCTAATACTAATACTAATACTATAGAACGCCCTATAAATCAAATTGAACAAGAACAAGAAGAAGAAGAACAATAATTATAATTAGCACAACACGTATACACTCCTGACACAACACGCTATACACTCCTGACACAACACGCTATACACTCCTGACACAACACGCTATACACTCATAATACAACACGATATACTATCTAGCTCTAGCTCTAGCTCTAGCTCTAGCTCTAGCTCTAGCTCTAGCTCTAGCTCTAGCTCTAGCTATATAAAATATTAAAAAATATTAAAAAATATTAAAAAATATTATAAAATATTAAAAAATATTAAAAAATTGCACTATTTATTGCCTGATAAATGCAAAGCGTTTGTCAATATAACTAAGTTTCTTAAGAATATTTGCAATAACCTCTACCGGTAAATTTAAGGCTACACTAAGCGTTAACCCTATATTTATAATAGTTATTACCTCATTAATACCACATCCATTACGGTCTATTACGGACAACAATCTATTATCATCACTATATTGCATTGGTATGCTAGTTACATTTTGCTGTATATAATATCTCAACATTGCATCTAGATTAATAATAAGATCGTTACCACCCTTATTATTACCATTTGATATTGTCTTACATATCAATTCTAGCTCATAACATAATGTATCATTCTTTTCATCATCTTGTGTAGGATCATGTACGCCATATGGGTCTTCATCATCATCATAACATATACATCCCCAATCCATATCATACCCACAATCATTACAATACATAAGTTTATGATAATTTGTATTTATATATTTAGACTTAACTTTTTTCATATATCTCTTCATATTTTTATTCATATGTATTGTATTATATTGTTGAACATGCATGTCCATCTTATTACGCCTTTTTGACTTCATTTGTGACATTTTGTGTCTAGATTGTGTATGTATTATATATGTATTGTATATGTGTTGTACCTAGATTGTGTATGTATTGTATATGTATTGTGTATATATTGTATATGTGTTGTGTCTAGATTGTATGCGTGTTGTATTTTGTATATAAGTATATCTAATGCAATACAATATAAATATATTTTGGTTTGATATATTCATTTTTGATTAACACTACAAATTTTATGACATTTATTTTCTTTTACATTATAATTTTACATTATAATTTTACATTATGATTTTGTAATATTGACTATCTAAATATATAACTTTTTTAATTAAAATACATATGGAATATATTTGGGACTATCATATTTATACATATTTACCTGAAATTGTCCATTATATGCCGGCAAACTTACTTTTTCACCATCATTTAACTCATCCGTACCATGATCGTCATCTGTTTTCCTACCATTATGAGTAAATGGGATCTTAACACTATGGAATTTATCACTAGATACATAATAATTCCATTTACTACCCCCTGCATGTGTTGGACGCCCAAATATTGGTATAATAACGCTATCATTACCACTTCCAATATTGCTACTTTCACTAATTACATTATCCTTATACATATACCCTACCTGTTGATAACCTCCGCTAGTACCCCTAGTTGGCACATTTATTGGTATCCCATATGTACCCTCAAAACTCCTCTCCGGTGGCAATAATGGATTAATTACCCTTTCATGGTTTTTCCTATTTATATAATCCCATTGAGATAACCTATTATAGTTTTCAGCCACTTGGCTATGCGTACCACCCAATTGGCTACTGTTAACTATTGGACGATTTGGACCATGATTGTGGGTATTTGTTGTAAGATTCGGAATATCCGAGTGTATAGATGTAAGATTGGGTGTAAGATTGGGGTTAAGGTTGGAATTGTGGACAGAGAATAATTGACGTTGGGTTTCACGTGTTTGCAAAACTAGATATATAACAATAGCTAGCATAACAATAGCACCTAGATATAATATTGTGTTAGCATCTACCATAACACCACCGTGTTGGTCAACGCTTGGGGTACCATTTATAGGTTGATATCCGGCGCCCTTTTGTACACCTGGTTTAGTCAATCTGCGTTTTAGGCTACGTTTATGTTGTTGTTGTTTTTTGGCATTAGCTAGCTTAGGCTTAGAGCTATGTTGGGTGTCAGAAGCTTTAGTTTTGGGATTAGCTTTGGTGGTGGATGATGGCATTTTTAATAGTTTTTAATGGGTATAGGTATCGGTATAGGTATAGGTATCGGTATAGGTATAGGTATCGGTATAGGTATCGGTATAGGTATAGGTATCGGTATCGGTATAGGTATAGATATAGGTATAGGTTTTAAATATATGGTTTCGGAAGTTAGTATTTAGTATTAAGTAGTATTTATAAAATATTAATATAATTTAAGTTTTATTGTATTCAAAAAAAAACATTATTTAAATAAAATACAGTATTTAAATAAAACAATAGCTAGATACACATAACAAACTAATTAAATATAAACTGAACGCTAAATATACATATACATATATAACAATAACTATATACATAACACACATATAAATAACACGCTAGATATATATACCACATATATACCATAACAAATTAATTACATATAAACTAGATCTAGATAAGATCTAGATAAGATAAAATGAAAAGTTTAGTATTATTATTGTTTGTAATTGGGATTGTAATGTTAACAACTGGCTATCAACGTAAAATGCTAAAAACATACGAAATAGAAAAACAAGTTGAATATAGGTTTATACCTCGTTCTATATATGATCAACAAATGTCAGCACCCACCGTAACAAAATCGTTTTCCGATATGTTCGAACGTCAACCAATATTTATGACATCTCCTTATACATAGACATAGACATAAAAGTAAACATATTCCAATAATCATAACCAATGGGTGAAGTATAAATATTAGCGGTAACGTTATGTTTGCGGTTGCATATTTAGACGGCGTATAATATAATGATATAACCCAGTTCCGTTATTTTTGGTCAAAGATTTTTTTAATAAAATATTATTTAATAAACTTTTAATTGCCTTTTTACCATTTTCATTATTTTCTTTCATTGTTTTAGCGTTTCCCTGTGTTGTCATTTTTTTTATAATATCAACATAACATTTAGCCTCAGATATTTTGCAATTAATTACATAATATTTATTTACATCTACAGCGTTTGTCACTATATCAATAATTAAAAATATTGCCCCATTTGTTGCTATCTCACTGCAATTAATATTTACTGTAGATTTTATAGTTGGCGGAATAACAATAATTTTATCTAGTCGTTTATTTGTAAATAATAATTTATCTACTAAGGTTGTTAACTCATTTTTTGCATTAGTTTCAAATGGTATTGTATGATTACTCATTTTATGTAATTCATCAATTATATTTGTTTTCTCATACGTTATAACATCACGTATACCACTTTCTATCTCATTAATACTATTTTTACTATAAAACTGCTTTTTAACCTCACTAACATAATCTAACGCGTACGTATTTCTACTCCTATTAGTAGGATATTGTGTATTATGTGTATAAGGTATACGTGCACCGTTGTAATTGATAGTGTTAAGCTTACTATTAAGTAGCACTAGCCCATTACTGCTATCATTATTAGCGCCTGTAATATTAATATTAAATAATATATCAGCTAAATATTTAGCTATAGCATCAGTATATATATTATAATTATTATTTTTATTCTTATCCTTACCATTTAAAAAGACTTTACGCTGTTCCTTACTCATTTTTTTATAACAATGTTTAATTACCCTTAATATGTATTTATGCAATGCTGTCATTATAGTTGCCTTATTTTTATCTATTTTCGGTTTATCTTTTTTGTAATCCTCTTTAGATTGCGTTGATTTTGGTAAATTATCACTGGGTTTTTTTGATTTAGGTTCTAATTTTTTTTTATTTGGATTTGATCCAAATCCAAAAAATCCACTTCCTACTTGTCTTTCAATACTGTCAATAAACAATTTATCATATATATTTTCAACTAACTTATTAGCTTTAATTATTTCCTCTATATTATTCAATGCTAAATATCCAATACCACCTGCTTTTTGTGTTCTTGTTTTATTACTATTCAACTTTAACTTTAATTTACCATTTTTTTTGCTTCTAGTCTTTCGCTTACGTGTCATATGTCTAGATATATCCATATCTAATTATCCCTAACTATATACTTTACTATATATTATTATGGGTATTATTATGGGTATTATTATGGGTATTATTATGGGTATTATTATGGGTATTATTATGGGTATTATTATAATTATAATATTTCTTTTTATATTTATACAATATTGTATTTAATAACACTTTACTAACTAGCTACTATTTAATAACACTTTACTAACTAGCTACTATTTACTAATATAAATAACATTAATATAAATAACATTAATATAAATAACATTAATATAAATAACACATGAAAAATTAAAAAAAATATCCCTAATTAAAATATCCCAAAAATACAATACTACAAATAAAACATTTATCTAACTAGCCTAACTATCCTAACTAACAATATATATACATACAACATACAACATACTATTACTTTTTACGTGCCATCCATGGATCCGAATCACCACCCGGCCCCGCTAGTGCATTAGCCAATTGTGAATTACGCGCCGTCTCTGCAACTCGTTCAGCCACCTGTGCCTTTAATGTCTCTCTCTCCAATGTCGATGCCGCATATTTCAACTTATCGTCCAAATCCGGATTCGCCGAAGGCAATGATGGATCATCCCCCACCGCATCATTGTATACTCCATTTCCCACACTAGTACCCTCACTATCATCCACATCTAAATTAGCTGCCCTAGACGTTTCGCTTATAGCCTCCCTTATCTCGCGTTTCTCAGCATCTAGCTGTTTCTTAGTTAACTCATTCTGTCGCATCTGTTGTTCCACTTGACTCTGTCGCTGTTCATCAAAGTGTTGCTTGCTACTATCCTGGCTATGCTGGTATTCGCTCATTAATGTGTTCAAATCATCATTCAAATACTGCACCTTGTTCGTGTCCATCTTGTTGCTCTCCGGATGCCATGACAACCAATAACCCACTTGTCCAACAAATACATCATGTGCAGTATCCATACGCTGTAATGCCGTTGCTCGTGTTCTAGCCTCCTCTAAATTATTAAATACACCCCTTACCTTTACACCACGTACACTCGTCTGGTAATTATTTTGTGCATCAAACTCATTTTGTAACCGCGAGCCATCCTTGAATTCATAATCTGCATAACGTTCCTTCCATTCCGGATATACTACCTCATTATATTTAAATACCCTTCGCATTCTCTTCTGCAAATCAACAACCGATGTCAACGGTACGGTATCATCATCTGTTGAGTCCAATATTTTACCTAGAAATTCCGTTAAAATCCTATTGTATTCTTGAATAACATGTTGATGGTAATGATAGAAAAACCATTGTTCCTTATTGACCAATACCTTTTCCGGGCTCAAAAAACTAATACATACATAATCTTGCCCCGGTAGTGGTGGATCTTCCTTCAATCTATCAACCTTAACATGCTTACTTTTATTTGTTGATGGATCAACTAAAGCACCTTTTTCACGAACTCCATCATTTCCACCATTATCATTACCACTACTTGCTACCTGTGCATTGGGTTTTTTAGTTTTTACTGCTTTCGGCTTAGTACCCTTTACAACCATTATATATCTATATAATTATTATAGTTATTATAATATATTTATGCTATCCGTTTATATGTATATGTATATGTATATGTATATCTATATGTATATGTATATGTATATGTATATGTATATCTGTATCTGTTATAACTTGTGTATAAATTATATGTATATCTGTTAGAACTTGTGTATAAATTATATGTATATTGGTGTTATGTATTGGTGTTATATATTGGGAGTTATGATAATTAATATTAAATAATAAACAATATACCTAGGCTAAGTTAAAAAAAAAATAATCAAATCATAAAAATCAAATCATAAAAATCAAATCATAAAAATCAAATCATAAAAATCAAATCATAAATAATATGTTATCTAGCTTATGTTATCTAGCTTATGTTATCTAGCTAATGCTATCTAGCTAATGCTATCTAGCTAATGCTATCTAGCTAATCTCATTCATATATAATATATAATTCACGGTTATAATGCTTTTGCTACAGTACTATTATTATGCGTTTGTTGCGCCCGTCCACTTGGGTCATAATTAACACCATTCCAATCCATTCGCGGTGTCCATTTCTGTACCGTCATATCCCAATTCTTACCCGGGTATAAATCCTCAAATATTGCCCTATAATAATACTCCTCCTTATTTACTGGTGTGTTAAACGGATACTTATACTTAGCCAACTCCAACATTATATCCGTCACGCTATTCTCCGCATTCAACTTCAACATATCTATCCATGCATAACCCACACCATCACTAAATTGCTCTTTTTGTCTCCATAAAATAGAATTCGGTAGCCACGGGTTTTCTCTGTCATTAAATGCCTCCCTCAATATCCATTTTTCCACCCCATTTGCCCTCATCAACTTAGATGGTACCTTATGTAAACCATAACTTACAAGTGCCTTATCCTCAAATGGTACACGGGCCTCCAATCCCCATGCCATTGTGCTCTTGTTTGCCCTCAGATTATCCGCATATTGTAAGTTTGCCAAACGTTGTCGGCGTTCTTCCTGATGCGATTTATTATCTGGGGCCTGTAGAAAATATAGATAACCACCAAATAATTCATCGCTGCCCTCACCTGACAATACCATTTTAATACCCATTGCCTTGATTTTACGTGCTAGCAAATACATTGGCGCACTAGCCCTAATTGTCGTTACGTCATATGTTTCTAAATGCCAAATCAAATCCCTAATCGCATTCTTTCCTTCCTCCACTGTAAACTTTAACGTGTGATGTTTAGTATCTAGAAATTCTGCCACCTTTTCCGCTGCTTCCAAATCCGGGCTGCCCTCTAAACCAATTGAAAATGTTGAAATACGACCAAAATCTTTCGGATTAATACCGTACTTAGATGGTATATGTCCGCTAGCAATTCTAGTAACAATACTTGCCACTAAACTACTATCTAGGCCACCACTTAGTAATACGCCAAATGGCACATCTGTCTGCATACGTTTGTCTACTGCATCTATCATATATTGTCTTACCATTGCACAATGATCAATACATATAGTGGCTAGGTTTGGCACTTTATTGTTATCCCAATCATTCTGGTCACATAAATTGTTATAATCCTCACTATCTTGTAACTTTTCTGCATCCAAATCGGTATAATATTTTACTGGCGTTGGTAATCCTCTAATAATAGAATTAATATACATGAAATGACCCGCAGGAAATAAGAACGGTGTAATATTACTGTCAAAACCCTTCATCTCACTTGAAATATGATATATACCACTTTGATTGAAACCATAATATAATGATGTAATGCCTAGCGGATCACGTGCAACTAGTGTTTTTTCTGTGCTTTCATCATATAGGACAAAACTATACATACCATCTAGCATACATAACATTGCGCATATACACTCATTATATTGTGTGTCGTAATCACTAAATTTAGTTATACCATGCACATATATCCTAGTATAATAAATATATAATGGGATAATAACTTCACAATCTGACCCCGTCATATACTCATATTTACCATACTCTTCTTCCTCCCACAATTTATCAATAGTTTTCTTCAATTCCTTATGGTTATATATCTCACCATTTACCGATAATACTATTTTTTTGCCGTGGTTGTCATATATTAATGGTTGGCCACCACTTTCAGGATCAATAATAGATAAACGATGGTGTGATATATATACTCGGTTATTTCTATACTCGCCTTCCCAATCCGGTCCCCTATGACGCAACATTTTTTGGTCTTTTTTTCCCAATATAACTGCATCATTATGCTCTTCTTCATTATAATTATTGGATTCTATTGGTTTTCCATCTCTACCTGTTACATCTATAGTATTACATGATATAATTGCATAAATTCCACACATTCTATGTTTTATAGGTTTATTTAGCGTTAATTATTTTTAATTGGCGTTAAATTTGTATATTAGTTTGTATATTAGTTTGTATATTAGTTTGTATATTAGTTTGTATATTAGTTAGTATATTAGTTAGTATATTAGTTAGTATATTAGTTTGTATATTAGTTAGTATATTAGTTAGTATATTAGTTAGTATATTAGTTAGTATATTAGTTAGTAAATGTAAAATATATAAGTTATTAGCTAGATTCAATTTTGTATATATTGCATATTTCAAATATCTTAAAATAGCTAAAATAGCTAAACAATTCAAACAAATTCAAACAAATACTAACTAGAGCCAATATGCGCCAATATACCAATATTATGCTAATATGATACTAATATGATACTAATATGATACTAATATATTTTAACTATATGTATCGTAAAACTGTAATTCACGTTGTCTATCTTTCATATCTATATTTTTATATTCATCACTTATTGCAGTTATAACATCATTCATCTTGGTAATATCATGATCTAGTACATATAATGGTGTAATTATATTTGGTACTTTTTCTTTCAATACTTCATCAGTAATCGCAATTATTTCATTATTAGTAACTTGTGCAATTGATGATAAATTTACTTCACCTCTGCGAAAATAATATCCTATATCATATAATGGTTGCGCAATTGGTAGTATTAGTGGTACTAATAACTTATAATTAAGTGTAGACTTAGCTAGCGATAAGTTATCATTTATTAATGTTTTAAGTGTATTTACTGCATTAATACCCGTCAATAATTTATCCAATGGCCTAATGAAATATAATTTTATAATAAACTTTTGTATAACGCGATATACTGTATCATCTAACTTTGATTCCGGATTCATAATTGTACCCTCTATCATTAGCATATGCGGTTGCACACTGCTATAATTTATTATCGGATTAACCATATTATATTGTTTACCTGATACTACCTCTCTAATTGTTAAAATTGATGGCAATACATTGCTATTGCTAGGAACATCTATATCATTATATTGCATATCTAATGTTATGTTTAAACCATTATCAGCATCTAGATAAAAATCATTCATTCTTTTTTCACCAGTTTGCTTACTTCCAATTTCTATTAAAAAATCTTTCTGTTTTTTTGTTAATTCTAATTCATTATCTATTGGATTAACAACACTAGAGAACGCTTCATGTTTTAGCAAATCTATTAGCTCTTGCTCATCCTCTGTATCTTCCGATAGGTTATCCCAAGACTCTCGAGACTTCCGAGACTTCCGAGACTTCCGTAACTCCTGTATCCTCTTGCGTAGCATTTCACGTCGAAAGTTCCGACGTTGCGTACCCGTTTTTTCGATAACAGTTGGACTGGGTACACTTACATTGGCTACCTCAGCTTCCGGTAACGCAATCTGGTTGGGTATATAGCCATTATTTACGAAACTTAACATAATAGAGTCATTCACTAATACATCTGTATCTGGATTTACAACATTACGCGTATTCAAATGTATTGTGTTCATCATACCAGTTTGACCATCTCTAGTATATGCACCTAATCTTATAAAATTCTTAACTACTTGGCTTATATCACCACTTTGTAATTCCTCAGTTATTGATGTAAAACCCTCCACATACTGTTTATTTTCTTCATCGTTGTCATTGATACCGACATTGATATTGTTATTGCCTGGTAAATTTACTAATTTTATTAAATGATGGCGAAATATTGTTATAACTATTAACACTCCAAGTAGTAATACCATAACCACAATTTCAATATCTATATCCATTTTAATAGGCATTGTTACCTTTATATTATTAGCTTTTGAAATATTATTATATATTGCGCTATATATTGCGCTATGTGTTGATTTGTATGTTAGATTTGTTATATTATTATATATGTATTTATATTTATACTTAGTTAGTTTGTTATATTATTATATTGAAGTTATATATTCTAGCTTAAGTATATTTTAATTATATTTTAAAGTATTTAAATTTTATACTAATATATCGTGTTATTTACATATAGTATTCATAATTTATTTAATAAGTATCTATCTATCTATATCTATATCTATATCTATATCTATATCTATATCTATATCTATATCTATATCTATATCTATATCTATATCTATATATATATATATATACATAGTTAATCAAACCACTATCATAAATCGTTGGCTTTGACTACATATACATGGCTCAATTGATATTCCATTATCATCTATTGTCAAACACATTGTGCCATCACTCTCCATAGACGTAATTATATAAAATGGATATGCATTAAGTGTATTATATTCAGGTATAGCATACATTTTGTGTTTTGGATGCAATACCCTATTAAATATTTCATTATTTCCTATTTTTATTACCCTAAACCTTTGGGTCCTTACACTAGGGTCATAGTCACAACCTGTAATATCTATATTTTGACCATCTTTACTAGCATCGTCTATATATTTTATACATGTACCTCGGCTCTTATCCATTACAATACTAAATCCTGTACTAGCGTCTAGCAAACTACCCACACCCCGCCATATTGTACTAAATACTACACCTGATGCCAAATGTCTAATACGGCGACCTTCCTTATCATCTGTATTACCCACTTTACTACTATCTTTTAATACACCTGTTGACTTACCTTCTTTAATAACTTCCTCTAGCCTATTTTTCAAGGTGTTTATTTCAGCATCTTGTAAAGCTTGCATAAACTCTATTTGTAATCCTTTGTTTATTTTACCTAATTCCTCTTTTTGTTTATTTAATAACTTTGTAGCTGTTACAGGAAATGCGGTATTCGCCCCACTATAATCGGGATATTTAATGCTTTGTGCCGAACTTATTTTATCTAATAATGCTCCGGTTTCGTATATTTGAGTTTTTGGTATTACATCTAATAATTCTGGGATATAATAATTATCTCCGACTGCATAAAATCCCTCCTTTTCAGATATATTGTCTGATAACTTATATTGGGCATTACGGCTCATTTCATTTGATTGATATATTGTAACTAATATTATGATAATAGCCAATAGTATAATTATACAATATTTCTGTTCCTTGAAATTTAACATTTTATTTTACGTTATTTAATCTTATTTTATATATCGATATTATGCTAATCTAAATTTAATTATTATTTGGCGAAATATAATATTTATAGTTAAATATATTAATACTTAGTATTATTATGGTTATAATTCTTAATATTTTATTATTTAGTATTTATTGTTTTCTATTTTATTATTTAGTTTATTGTTTTATATTAATACAATATTATCTAACCTTATACCAAAACCCATCAATACTTGCTAACACAATTATACAGTTATCTATAAACCCATAAACCCATAAACCCATAAACCCATAAACCCATAAACCCAATATAAACAATATGAGTACATCCGATAGTACATTTTTCAGACAAACACAGCTAGATAGTGATTTTACAAACTTTATTGGTTATTATATAGTTGAGCCGGGACAGTATCAGCATCTAGATGGTCAATATGTTGAACTTACACGTAATCAATTACGATTTATTATAGACAGCCCAACAAGTGGTAGTCATACTTTTTTATATTCAGTTAGTCGTATAAGATTTTTACAAGACCCAAATACAATGGCTAGGGCGAATGTTGTTGCTCTAACTATTACAAATGCTAGCCGGATACATAGTCAAGGTAATACACAAGCTAGTCATCAAGTTGAACAGCTCCTAGATGATATATTAGGTGTTCGTGCTCCAACAATTATGTACCTAACTTTTGATGAACAAAGCAATTACTATAGTCTTAAAAATCATAATTATGCTACCATTGCCGTATTACAACGTGTTGACTCACTTAATTAAGTAATTATGCTGTCTAGTATATCTAGCTATCTAACTTAATTATTAAAAATATAAAATACTATAACACTAAATATAATATAATATAACTATAATTATAATTATAATTATATACAACACTATAATTATAATTATAATTATAATAGTCTAGTATGGTTTATAATGTAAATGGTTTGTAACTATTGGTGATATATAAGGGGCATGTGGCATATTACGACCTGCGTTTTTAGATATAAAGTTTTCAATGCTTAGATCTAATGTTTCATCTTCATCATCTTCAAAATTAAATGTGGGTTGTTGTATTTCTTGTCTAGGTATTTTATTAGATATCTGCGTTTCTGCATCAGCATTCCCCAATAAAGCCGTTGAGTTATTTGCACCATGTGTTCCCAATATTGGCACCTCAAATGTATAGTCTCTTAAATTAGTTTCAACACTATTATTGTTATCAACCGGTATTGTTATTCTTTCACCTGTTATTGGATCTATCATTTTAACATTTGCTAGCTCAACGTTGGGATTAGCCTCCTGCTCTTGCACTTGCTCCTGCACCTGCTCTTGCACTTTCTCAGGTTCAGGTTCAGGTTCAGGTTCCGGCTCAGGAGGTACAAATTTAGATAGTTTTACGAGCTGTTCTAAATTATTATATTTAGGATATAATACAATAGCACCAATATAGCCCGGTCCAAATGCATGACTAGGGTTGGGCGATGGTTTGGCTGAATGCCCAAATATCATGTTTTTCATTGTTAGTCCGATAGATATAACTTCTTGTGGAAATTCATTAACTTGTATATATAATTCTCTCCTAGACTCATTATATGATAATGCTAAATATCCGGCATTATGTATCAATTGCACTTCTATATCGGGACTGTCTGAATTTGTAGCTATTATTAATTTACCATTGTCATTTACATATATGTCCAATTCTCCTACAATGTCTGATGATTGTAATATAACCCGTTTTAGTTTACGACTACTTATTAGCGAATCTAGCAAGAAATATAATGTCATTGACCAACTACTAATATTTATCCCCGGAAACATATTAGTATAATGGATATAATGGCCATCGGTGCCACTAAACCTAAAGACTTTATTACCTATCTTGTCAAATGTAATTTGGTTTTTACGAGTGTCGGGTAATGTGAATATACTAATAGGTTGTAAATTCATGGGTTGCTTTGTGTCACGTGTTGGCACAATTCCAACAAATTTAATTCCACGATTTGGCGTGGGTGGTGTGGTTGTCATATCCATACCTAGTGGAATTTGATATATAGGGGTAGGTAGTAGTTCTAGATTTTTAAATTTATTTGCAAATAAACTATTCAATTCATCAACATTGTCTATTTTAACTTTATATGGAGGCATTTGGTTTAAACGTCTAGTATTCTCATCTATATTCCTTGTATGTTGTATACTTATTTTATTTGCGTCGGCTATCTTCACCTGTTGATCTGCTAGATATTTCACATATGCTTCTTTTCTTAGTTTCATTTCTTCAATAGTTTGTTGTTCAATAAAATTGTCATTAATAGTAGTTTGTTGATGTGTTGATTGATTGCCCATATTTTTGTTATATATATTTATATGTTTATTTATATGTTTTTTATATATTTTTTATATATTTTTTATATATTTTTTATATATTTTTTATATGTTTATTTATATATTTTTTATATATTTTTTATATATTTATAATTTGTTAACTATATATATATAAATATAAATATAAATATAGTTAACTTTGTTGAAATTATTTATTGAAATTATATATGGTTGGTTATATATGGTTGTTTATATATGGTTGGTTATATATGGTTGTTTATGTAAGGTTATTTATATATTAACTTTATTTACTATTTACTATTTATATTAATTGCTATTAACTTTAAGTAGTATTTAATATTTACTATTTACTATTTATTTAAATTATGTATAGTTATTTATGTATATATATAATAATATATATATATATATATATATTATTCTTTTTTACCCCCTGTATACATTATATATGCTAGCACATAATATGGTAATTTTGGTAATATAATTGGTGCTTCATTAGTAACATTTTTTTTAGTTGGATCATTTCTATCCTTCGGAACTGGATACTCGGCAACGACTCCATGATACAGAGCACTTATTTGATGGATCCAAGTACCACTTCCACTTTTAGCATCACGTATACCAATTGCCTTTTTACCAGGCTCATTTTCATATGATCTAAAACCAGTAATTTTATGGTCATGTTCTGGTAAATTATTTGTAGTTAAGCTAACTGTCATATCATCCTTAAGATAATTAGGTACTTGTCCACCAACGGTATTTACAAGTTCATCAGTACCAGCTAATACAAATTTACCAGTTAATCTGGGTGTACCATTCTTACCATTGCATAATACCCAATTTTTTGGTGGTATAGTACCACTCCACATACATATTAACCCATTTGGAATAGCATTCGGTAATGCCTCTGTTAATTTTGTTGGTGTTAAAAATGTATCAGTTAATTGATCAACTGGCATTACGCTTTGAATTGTTGTAATATTATCAGTATTTATAGGTGCACCACTGCCTTCATTAAATCCTTCAGTTGTTTTGTTATGGTTTTTATACATTACAACAGATATCACAATTACTGTTATAATAGATATCAGTAATAATCCAATCCATAGGATAGTTGTAGCCATGTTATTATTATTTTAGATGTCCTATAGCTAGCTAATGTTTTGTAATTCTACTTATTTGGAAGTATTACTTATACTATTTACTATATTTTACTATGTTATATTTACTATATTATATTATTTTTACTTATTATTTATTATGTATTATTATTAACTATAACTTATAAAATATAAAATATAAAATTAATGTCTAGCTCTAGCTATACAAAATACAAAATATAGCAAAATATAGCAAAATATAGCAAAATATAGTAAAATATAGTAAAATATAGTAAGATATAGTAAAATATATAAGACATAAAATAAAATATATTATATTATGTTTTATATATTATCACATGAATCAGTATAATATCTAGATTGTTCTAGTAATATATGCTCTCGCATCTTTGGACTCAAATATGCCTTATCTGGTTCATTAGTATTTTGTGGTGTTGTAGCTTTGCTATTATTGGGAGTATTGGTATTATTTTGGTTTGCTATGACATTACCAGATGGTGTTACTTGATCTATCGTAACTGTTGCACCGGCTATCAAAAATATTGCGAGTAGCATAAACACTAGTACTGCTATTGTTACAGGATCTATATCTATTGATAGGAAACGCATTATGCTAGCTATATAAATATATGTGTAATTATGTGTTATGGTTTATGTGTTATGGTTTATGTGTTATGGTTTATGTGTTATGGTTTATGTGTTATGGTTTATATATTATGGTTTATATATTATGGTTTATATATATTATGGTTATGTATTGATCTTTTATATTTATGGTTATGTATTTATATATATTTTAATATTATACTTATTGCTATATATAGTATATAATTTTCACAATTTTCATAATTTTCATAAATTTAATATAGATATTATAAATGTAAATATACTATTATATTTTTAATTATTTAATTCTATATCTTGGTTTTAAATTAAATTTAGTCGTGGCTTCTGATAATTTGGATAACATTTCTGCGGCAAAAGTCATATGTTGCTTATCACCGACATTACTAGGTGACCCATCAATATTAGTTGAAGTTGCATTTCTAAACCGTTGATCAGCTAGATAAGCATTAGCAAAAAAACTTATTTCATATATCTTGTTAAATAAACCCTTTATATTTATATAAGGTGGGAATATACGTACATATTTAGGCATTACTTGATATCTTAAATAGGATTCCATTGCCTGTTCATCTCCTGTGAAATATTGTAATAAGTTAGTCCCAACGCTAAATTGTCTACCTTCTTCTGTATATTTTACTTGATTCATAATTTCAATTATCTCTTGTAATGCTTGTTTCAATTCACCCGATGTAATTGGTTCATCAGGTGGTTTGTTTGTTAATCTAGCTAAATATGGGCCTAATTCATCATTGCCACCTATTAACATGTATCTTCTATGTGTGTTTTTTGTATTACTATTTTTTTTATTGTTATATAGGTGTTTATGTTTATTATTAATTTTACGCTTTTTGGTAAACTTAATTTTATTATATTTTTTATGTTGGCTTTTGTTCTTTTTTGTTGTTATCATTTTTATGTATGATGATTTATGATCTATATATTTATTAGTATGTAGTATGTTTTTTATTTTAGTATATACTATATATTTACTAATATGCCTTACTAATATGATTTGGTAATATATCTACCAATATACCCTACTAATATGATTTGGTAATATGCCTTAATTTCTATATTTTACAAATTTAAATTATAAAAAATAATTATTGTAAAAGTGAAAATTGATTTTTATAACTTAACTAACTCCATATACTTGTAATAATCACACCTATATAACACTGTACTATACTACAATACACTATACTACACTATACTATACTATAATATACTACATCACATTACATTATAACTATTGTTATTATATATATCTCATATCTCATATCTCATATCTCATATCTCATATCTCATATCTCATATCTCATATCTCATATCTCATATCTCATATCTCATATCTCATATCTTATATATTTCATATATTTCATATATCATATCTCATATCTCATATCTCATATCTCATATAACCTTTAAATAATGGTTGACAAACAAACCAAATCTAGCACTAGTGCTAAACCCAATAAAAACAATCTAGAACATAAATACCAAAGTATGACCCAATATGAACACGTTGTTAAACGTCCTGATACTTATATTGGTAGTATTAGCCGTAATCGTATGCCATGTCATATTGCCATAAATACGGCTAATGGTCAACCATTAGATGAAAATACCGCAACCAATATTAGCCCTATTTCGGCCGGTATTCGTGTTAAACCAGTAGATACTAGTAATGGGTTAGAAAAGATATTTGATGAAATTATTGTTAATGCTAACGATAATAAAAATCGTATGGATAGCGATATTGTCAAATATACTGCAAATAATGGTAAGGATCCCCGTACCGGTGAAAAAATACCCAAACCAATGCCGATGACATACTTAAAGGTTAATTTTCACAAATATAGTGATGATAAACAACCAGAAAAATGGGCTATTAGTGTAGAAAATGATGGAAATGGAATTGATGTGGCTATTCATCCTAAAGAAAAAGTATATATTCCACAGATGATTTTTGGAAAGTTGTTAACTAGTGGTAATTATGATGATGAAGAAGAGAAAATTACGGGCGGTAAAAATGGATATGGTGCCAAACTTACTAATATTTTCAGTGATTACTTTTGTATAGAAACAGTTGACCATACACGTAAAATGTACTATAAACAAATATATCGTAATCGGATGCTAGATGTTAGCGAACCTGAAATTACTGAAAATTATACTGGTAAACCTTATACACGTATTACTTTCATTCCACGATATGAGGTATTTGATGGTATGACTGATTTAACAGATGATGTCAAAGCGTTATTCATAAAGCGTATTTATGATATGGTATTTTGTAGCCAAGGCCAAATTAAAGTTTATGTTAATAATAAATTATTGCCCATATACAAAAATGCTAAAAAATCAGAAGAGTTTATTAAACGCTATATTGCCATGTATATGAACCCCCATGACTATCTAGACCCTCGCCAAAATAATGATGATGATGATGACGACGATAATAATGATGGTGATAGCACTAATAGTGCTGATGGTAATGCAGATGATAGTACGAGTAGTGCTGACGGTGATGCAGATGATAGCACTAGTAATGCTGATGATGATAATGACAACGATGAAGGTAAAAGTAATACTAGTGAAGCTAGCAGTACTAAGGGTAGTAAAAAACATGGTGTCAAAGGTAGTGCCAAAAGTAGTACTAAGAGTAATAACATTGATAAAGAAGAAGATGATTATAACCAAATATTGTCACAGATTGCGTTTTGTTCTAGTAAAGATAGGTGGCAAATTGGCGCATGCATGAGTACCGATTACCAATTTCACCAAGTAAGTTTTGTTAATGGTATTCATACGACAAAGGGTGGCAAGCATGTGGATTATGTATTGCGCGAGATAACAAAGCTAGTGACTAAATATATAAAGATGAAGAAACATTTAGTTGTACGCGAATCATTAATTCGTGATAATATTTCCATCTTCATCAACTCTATTATTGTTAATCCTAACTTTGATAGTCAAAGTAAAGACACATTAACATCCAATAGCAAAGATTTTGGTAGTCTTCCTAAAATAAGCGATGAGTTTATTGCTACTCTAGTTAGTAATACTGGTATTATTGACCGTATTTTATCACAGAATGAATTTCAGGATAACCAAGCTTTGAAAAAGACAGATGGCAAAAAGAATAAACGTCTTAATATAGAGAAACTGATAGATGCCGATAAAGCCGGTACCAAATTTAGCAAACAATGTACCCTAATCTTGACTGAAGGAGATTCAGCCAAAGCATCCGCCGTTGCCGGTATCAGCTCTGTTGATAAAGGTAATGAATATTATGGTGTTTATCCACTTAGGGGTAAATTGATGAATACCCGGGAATCAGCATCTAGAAAAATTGCATCAAATAAGGAAATTAGTGATATGAAACAGATTTTAGGTCTCAAGGAATCAGTAACGTATACCAATGAAAATTTGAATGAATTGCGATATGGTCGTATTATGATTATGACAGATCAAGATGTTGATGGCAGCCACATTAAAGGACTATTGATAAATTGGTTGTCTAGCCACTATCCTAGCCTACTAAAGGTAGATGGCTTTATTACATCGCTAATGACACCTATTGTAAAGGTATGGTCAAAGACAGGTAATCAACGTGATGCTAAGAAAAATTCTAAAAAGTTTTATAGTATACCTGATTATGAAACATGGGTGGCGGCTCAACCTAGTACATGGACTAGTAAATGGCATGTAAAGTATTATAAGGGGTTGGGGACCAGTGATAATGCGGAATCACGTGAATACTTCCAAGATAATAAACTAGTTGTATATAAATGGGATAACCATTGTCTAGATAACTTTGATAAGGCATTTAACAAAGGCCGTGCCAATGATCGCAAGGATTGGTTGACAATATATGATAGACAAGAACTAGATGTTGCAAATACATTAACTATGTCACTTAGTGAATTTATTGATAATGAACTTATTGAATTTAGTATGTATGATAACCATCGTAGTATACCACATGTTATGGATGGCCTCAAACCATCCCAACGTAAAATTATTTACAGTTGTTTTAAACGTAATCTAACCGGTGAAATTAAAGTTTCTCAACTTGCCGGTTATGTTGCCGAACATAGTGCCTATCACCATGGTGAAACTAGTTTGAATGGCACTATTGTTGGCCTATCACAAGATTTTGTTGGTACTAATAATATTAATCTATTACAACCCATTGGTCAATTTGGTTCTCGTCTAGCTGGTGGTAAAGATAATGCCGCAACTAGGTATATCTTTACTAGCTTTAACCCTGTTATTCATTCCCTATTCTCATCTTTTGATAATGACCTACTTAAGTATGTTGAGGATGATGGCGAACTAGTTGAACCTGAGTATTATGCACCTATTATCCCTCTAGCACTAGTTAATGGACTAGATGGTATTGGTACGGGATGGTCTACTAATCAACCCCAATATAATCCACTAGATTTGGTATATAATCTACGGGCCATGATATGTAATAATGGCAAACGATTGCGGGAATTGCGACCATGGTACCGTGGTTACAAGGCTAATTATTTGATTGAACATGGTACAGATAACAAAGGTTGGGTAAGCCGTGGATTATATAATATTTTGAGTTCAACACAGGTGGAAATTGTGGAATTACCAATTGGTATTTGGTCAGATAACTATAAGGAAAAGTACCTGGAACCACGGGCTGGTAATGGCAAAACCGATATATTGAGGGAAATTAGTTGCCCTCATAAACCACCATTTGTCAGATTTGTTTTAACATTTGCACCAGGTGTATTAAATCCATTGTTGAAGGCTAAAGCTAAAAATGGTTATAGTGAATTTGAAAATATGTTTAAGTTAGTTAGCCGTATTCCAACAAATGCTACTATCCCACTATTTAAACCGGATGGTAAACTACACGTATTCCGCAATGTTAAAGAAATGATTGATTGTTACTATAAAGAACGTATGAATATATATAATGCGCGTCGTGAACATCTGCTTAATAAATGGGCTGAGCAACTAAGCCGTATTGATAGCCGTGTTAGGTTTATTACGGATGTTATTGAATCTCGGTTGCGTGTTAATAATCGTCCTAAAACTGAAATTCTAGACTACTTATTGTCCAATAAATTTGCACCCGTTGTCACTATTCCTGGTGATATTAAAAAGCATATCAAACCATACCAATGTGTCATGCCATTTGATACACTAACAAAAGAACAACTAAAAGAAGTTAATTATAATTTGTCTAACGCTTATGATTATTTGTTGAAATTACCCATTTATAACCTCACTAAAGAAAAAGTTGAAAAACTGCTATCTGAAAGGGCCGATATGGAAGTGCGTATTACCGATCTTAACACTAAAACTAGTGGCGATATTTGGCTTGAAGAACTTAATACATTTGAAATAGAATATAATAAAATGTATAAGGAATGGCTGCGTGATAATGGTATTAGCAAAAAAGATCTAGAACCATATAGTATTACTACTCCCGTTGCTTCAGTATCTGATATCAATGAAGAACCACCACAACATGATGCCTCAGCTAGACGTTCTAAAACTAGTGCTAAAACTCGCACCAAATCATCTAAAAATAAAAAATCCACTGATATGGTAAGCGCACCTACATCTGCTATAACTATCATTACTAATAATAAGCTAGGTTAAGCAGCTATAGTTATGATGTGGTTGATATCATATGTTGGGTGCGTATACTATCTAGAGTTAAAGTATTGACTCTAAAAAATAATTGTGTTTGGAGATTTACATTTATAAGTTTGCCAATATTATCATTACTTGAATTATTATTTATATTAGTACGTGTTACTAAATCAATAAAATAATTTTCTTTTTCCCATATTCCACTTGTTTGCGAATAATAACCTGGTACCAATATACTAATTGTATTATTTAATTCAGTACTTCCGTTGGTTTTACTAACTAGCTGCACAATATGCCCCTCACTCCTATTCATAAATTCACTAAAATATGTTATTTCCCCATATCCCAACCCTGCTTCCCTAAATGTCCAACCACGTATTTTAATAGTATCTCCCACCTGATAAAAATCGCTTGTAAAATAATCGCTTGTAACTATATCTAGATACTTATTTTTACTATTTGCATCTACACCATCATAATATATACCTTGTATTTTAAGAACATCACCATATCCGACGTCGTTACTAGCTAGCCCGGTTACTGACTTATTATTTATTTTTTCACCATCTGATTTATTTATAGAAATAATCATATTATTTAATGTGGCACGTGGTGTTCTATATACTTTTGTATGATTATTTATATTTACGAACTCTAGATATGTAACGTTCTGAAAACCTAGCGGTATTGGAATTTTAGATACCATTTGTGCCATGGATGCTTTTAAATTTCTATTGCTACCATATGTTGTATCATCAATACCATCAATACCCAATGTTAAAAAAGGCTGATTTGTATGCCTATATCCTGTTATGCTTGCACGATTTGGTGCCGTTATATTATCACATGTTATTGATACTATATTATCTAGTCTATCATCTATACCCGCATTAATTAACTCACCACTATTTTTCTTACTACCTCCTCCTATACTAATTTTGAAGTTATATGGCGATTCATCTAATCTATTATACCAATCCCTATCCACACTATCTATAACCACATATCTTGTTATAACATCCACCTTTAATGGTTGGTTATTATCACTTGTATTCCTACCACCCTCACCTTGACCACCTTCAACCCTACCATTGTTGTCCCCTAACAATTGACCCATGCTATCATCTAGAAAATAGTTAGCGGATCCGGATCGCATTGTTTCTGGATCAACCGGTTGATTATACCCCATTTGGCTCATTCTATTAATATATTTTGCACTTTGTGTCATAGATTGTGGTTGAATAGACCCATGTTGTTGGCCACCAGTGCCGTTAACTGTAATACCGTTATATAGGTCACCTCCGGGCATTGATCCATGTTCTAGGTGGAAAGGCTCACCGGTATATTGACTATAGTTATTGTAGTTATTATGTGTATTGTGGTTTGTGTAATTTTCCATATTTAATTTTATAGTATGGTATTTATTATTTATTAAGTGCTTCTATAAGTTTATATTCTGGTTATATCTAGTTATATCTAATTTATTGTTATTAGTATCTAGCGTGATGTGTTATATCTAATTTATTGTTATTAGTAGCTAGCGTGTTATGTTATATATTGTATTCATAAACTAAATTAAAAATAACATAAAAAATATACAACACATTATTTATATAGCTGTGTATCGCTGTGTATATCTAGCTACTAGCGTCTATAAAAAACAATACTATTGCGACCATTATTAACAATATACCAACCGGTATCATATTATTATCTTTAGTTAATGACTCAATACTGCCATCAACAATATCATCTCCAATTAAACTACGTATTTGTGATATACTATAACGTGCGAACCCAGGCAAGGATTGAACTAATCCATCTAGATACTGTTCTGTGTTATTGTCTTTGTTTTTGTTTGTATTGTTATTTGACATATTCTGTCTGTTATTAGATATTTCAATATTTTTAATTTTAATATTATTTTTATTACCACTACCACTACTCATCCTATTTATAACTTTGGGTTTTATAATAGGATTTGTACTATTGTTGGTACTATTGTTGGTACTATTGTTGGTATTGCTAGATATATCATCAAACCCTTCCACTATATTATTAGTATTATTAGTATTATTAGTATTATTAGTATTATTAGTATTATTAGTATTATTAGTATTATTAGTATTATTAGTATTATTAGCTTTATTTTTATTTATAAGTACTGAAGGGTGTATAATTGGTGCACCCATACTTATATTATCATTACTTTGATAGTCATTAACACTACTAGCATTAGTTAAATATGTACCTATATTATTACTTTGTGTACCAAAACGATTAGTAGCTCCACATACACGTGTATTTTTGGTAGAACATACAGATGTAGTTATTGGTTTACTGACAGAAAAGTTTTCAGCAATATTAATAGCCGATGATTCTAACATACTTAATGCCCTAATTGGATCAATCGCCGTGCTTATTTGTCGTTTTTGGTCAGCTGCTAAATAATCTTGGTAAGATTTTGCATACATTTCCGCCATATCTAATTCTTTAGCTGCTGCTAATCCACTAGTTCCACCACCACCAATGCCATTATCATTATCTAGACCACGTACCGGCTGGCTAGATGTTATTATTTCACTAAGCATAGACATATCTGATATATCACGATTAGCCATAGGTTGAATCATATTAGTAGACAATGTTTGGTATTGTTCACGTAATCTAGCACGTGATTCATTAGTTGTGGCTAATGCTACTAATATAAATAGCAAAATACGTTGTTTGGTTGTGCTTAGATTCACCGGTATTCTAGCCATTTCGCTAATTTCAATAGGCAATGCCTCACATACATCCGTATATATGTTTTCGTATTCACTTCTGAATAAAGATGCTAACCTATCTTTAAATTCAGAAGATACAGGTTGTAACAAATCACGGCGGAACCCACCACCTAATAATGCCTTACGTGCCTGTTGTCTATCTATAACATTGGAATTATTGGAATTAGCATTATTGGAGTCATAATTATTATTAGTTGTCATAATAAGGCGTTCTAAATCAGGTATTAATCGATTATCTACAAAATCGGTAATTAATTTGGTAAATCGGCTATATAGCCATATTTCTATGTCTGATTTAATAGAATCTTCTATACCAGGTACAGCACGTTGATATATAATATTAATGGCTTCAAACATATCGGATGTGGCTAGCTCTAATCTACGATCTAGATTAACTATATAGTTATTTATTACAGTAATTGGAATTAAACCAGAAAAGGTAGTTTTAAATACCATTGTTAGTGCAGAATTATTCATTTGATGTTTTTTTTTATTGTTATTAGTTTGGTTTTCAGTATTTTGGTTTTGCACGGTTTTGCATTTTTCTGATACTTTTTTAATAACTTCGGATTCATAATTTCTAAATTGTTCTATTGCTACTTGACGTTTAGTGTGTTTTGTTTTTTTAGCAGTACTAGCACTCACACTAGCACTAGCACCTACATTATTGATATCACTACTAGTATGATTATTTTGTGTGCGCATAATATATGCTATTAATGCTATCAATAACAATATATATAGTACAATATATCTATTCAACATATTAATTAGTTTTAGGATTTATAGTATATATATATATATATAGATCTACTGTGTTACGTATAGTATGATTTATTATATATACTTTTTATGTTATATATATATTAGTATATATTAGTATATATTAGTATATATTAGTATATATTAGTATATATTAGTATATATTAGTATATATTAGTATATATATATGGTAGTTATGTGGTATTTTCTATGTATGTTGTATTTATATAATACCATTCACAAAATAAGTGCTAGACATAACACGCTATCTAGATATGTTGTATTATATAAAGCAATATACGTTGGATGTTAATAATATAATACGTAGTTATAACATAAATACATAAACTGTTACAATAAAAAATAAAATAATAAAACTAAAATAATATAAACTTGATTAAATAAATATTAAATAAATATAAACATAATCTAGCACCCCATACATAATAATAATACACTATATTAATACATTATATTAATAAACGATAAATAGGTAATATATACACATAAAACATAAAACATAAAACATAAAACATAAAATATAAAACATAAAACATAAAACATAAAACATAAAACATAAAACATAGCGCAAACTTTCAAAACAAATAATAATGAATAATTTTAATCAATATACTGCTCCGTATACAAACCCATATGCAAATGCAATGCCAAATCCATCCCAACGTGGTAATGCTCCAACATCAACTTTATCAACTAGTGGTGGTGCAGCAGCAGCTTATGGTGTTAGTAATAGTGATTTATTCAATCAATATAACACCCCTATGGATACGGACTATGGTACAAATGGTAGGGTATATATTGATTTAGACACTTCAGCTAAGCGTTATGATTTATACCAAGGTAGTGGTTCTAGTAGACCAGATGACAGTAATTTTGCCAGTACTTTGAGATATGTACAAGAATCAACGCCATTAAGTCAAGCTTATTTTACTAAAGCCAATGTAGACCGTTTACATCAAGATATACGAACTGTTGTTATGCAAGTAACAAATGCTGATAATGATCCCATATTGAATGGACATAAACCAATTATAATAGGTCGTCAGGACGATAACCAAATTGAAACAATAATGCGCAGTATATATCTACAATATGCCAAGCATTTGGACTATAATTTAGAAGGTCAAATTAAAGAATTAAATGATATTGTTATACGCGAGGCTGTCCCTAATATTATAACAAATTTGAAACAATATATTGGATATGTGAGAGATGCTAGCCATTTACCAACACCAATTGACCAGCCTATTAATACATCTAGTCGCGGCGAAAAATCATATTCATTATTATTCGTATAGATATACAAATGACATAAAATAATATATATATATATATATATATTGTGACATGATGTTATGTGATATTATATATAATGTGATATGGTCTTTATGTAACATGATTATTATGCGCTATTTTTTTCGATTATAGGTGCAGGTCCATTTTCATAATCGGGTATTATTGGGTTATAATTGGGATCGGCATTAATAGTTGGTCCGGTAACAACATCGGTTTCAGAAAACATGGTTTTGAAGGTATCCATTTTATCAAATATACCTTCTAGTTGCTCCATACTGTTTCGAATAAATAATATAAATTTAACAATTTCTTTAACGGTTGTTTCATTTAGGTCACCTAGATTAATTAACACTTCCGATTTTTTAATTGTATAGTTTTCATGATTTTTATTTATTATCTCAAATATTTCACTTAGGACGTCTTCCGGTAGGGTTTTAATATTTTTTTCAATAAATTGCAATGTTTTAACACTGCCTGGTTTATATAATTTTTCAAATTGTGCCTCTGCTTTTTTATATGTTTCTGTTGTATCCATAGTTATAATATTGTCTTCAATTATCATTCTTTCGAATTCTTTTTTACTGTTCTGTGCATATTTGACTATAAATTTATGTATAAAATTCAAGGTATAATTATATCCCTTGTTGTATATTTTTGCAAAATCATTCTCTATTTCTATATTACTTAATAACATCGTATATGTATATGTATATGTATATGTATATGTATATGTATATGTATATATGATATTCTATATAATATTAGTTTAGTGTTATAACTATTTACCATATAACTTATAATTGATTACATGTGGTTTAACCGCATATTAATATATAATAATACATAATATACATAATATACAAAATATACACAATATACATAATAATATATATTAATATATAATAATACATAATTATATAATTCGTATTACAATGTCATTAAATTACGGGTCTAGCAGCCCAATACCTAAGAGAGCTAAAACGTTAAATACATATGTGTATACAAATACAAATATAAATACAAATACAAATACAAATACAAATACAAATACAAATACAAATACAAATACATATAATGTTGATAGTGAACACATAATATCAAAACAGGATCTAATAAATGTAACAAATAATATGGTATATATGAATAATAATATTGAGAGCCTTATTGAAGTTAATAATAGTCTAGTGTCCTCAGTACAAAAATTACAAGATGATAATTCAAAAATATGCGCATCCATATCTTCTCTAGAAGAAAGTATATCATCTATTAATAATACACTGTTACTTATTTCAGATATTCTAGAATATTATGGTTTAATAATTCCAAAGTAAAATATGATACAACAAATCAACATATAATCAACATATAATTACGATAACTACAATAATTATAATAACAATAATAATAATAATAATAATAATAATAATAAATGTTGTAATATAGTATTTAGTAGTATTTAATACTATTTAATACTATTTTATAGAAAATTGCATTTTAATTTTAGATTTAGCACATATATTAGCATATATATAATTAATTCGCTATAATATCATATTTCATATATCATATATTATATATCATCAAAAGATCATATATAATTATTAACCTTTATATAGTCAATCTAGATTAAATAGATTAGATATAGTATATACAATTAAAGTATTATTAGTTATTATTTTATAAGTATATAGAATTTTAATCCCGATCATAAAAAATGATATCTAGACAATTCATTGCATCTAAATTGTCAGCAGACACTAATTTCCCAATAATACCCCTACCTGTTAGTAAATATACGCAACCAACCACCCAAATAATGATGCAAATTGATAGGCAATGCATTAATGGTATACGACAAGAATTATCCGATTATACATCACTTCCAGATGTTATTGGCCAACTTCCAGATGAAATACTACAACAATGGTTGCGTAAACGTCAACAATCTAAAGATACAAGTGATAACAGTAATTACGCCAATAATCAACAATATCAACAACAATCACAATCACAAAATAATGGCATACATACTTATAGTAATAATAACAATAACAGTCATACTAATAATAGGCATAACAGTAATGATATGCGGCATAATGGTGGTATTTCAGCATCATCTATATTATCAACTATGAATATGAATATTTATGGTAGTGGGACTGGTAGTGGGACTGGTAGTCTTCAATCTATTTTCTCAAATCAAAATATATTAGGCAATAACACAATGCCTCCACAACAAACATATGGTGTGTATCTTAACTTTCGTGAAAACGAAAATATCCCAATACCTGATTTAATGAAACAGCTTTTTACCAATAATATAGAGCAGCAACAAGGTATGTTATATGGTATGCGTAATCCGGATAGTTTGTATAAATGTTTATTATTGCTGAACGATGCAGTATATATTATGAATACCAAATATAAGCGGGACCAAGATATAATGACTCTTAAAACCACAATATCTAATTCTGCTAAACAAAATTTTGAGGATCTTAAGTATGACAAATATTTGACAAAACCACCTGGTTCGGCCAATAGGCTAGCTAATGCTATTTTAAAAGAAAACCATAGTGGTCCTGATGTGCTACAATATTTTGCTGATCATTATAATAAACCATTCTTTGTTATAGATATCGCCGACCGTAAATTATGGCATTATAAATGTTTATCGGTATCCGAAACCGATAATAACACCGGCTATGTATTGCTAGATTATCAAGGATGTTATTTGCCATTTTATCATGCCGCCACCTATCATCAAGTTACTATAACTCCTGATATAATAAAGGCTGCCGGCTATTATGATGTAAATACTCAAAACTCATTTTATAATTCTATAACAACACCAATCGCATCCATATCTACTCAGCCACCCAATTTTAGCAATTCACCCAACACATATAATACACATAATAATGGTAATAACACAGATCATACCAACTATGGTGTTAAACATAATACCAATTTTATGGCAAATAAAGTGCACGATCTAACAGTTGATACTAGTTCTGCTATCGATAGTGATATTACTAAAGATAATGCTAAAGCTAAAGATGAGGCTAAGGCTAACAGTGTGGATAAGACTAATAGCGTGGATAAGACTAATAGCGTGGATAAGATTGATGTTAAAAACGAGTCTAATAGCGTGGATAGTAATAAGTATATAGGGAATGGGTCAAATATAGTATTAGATGTAATTAGTAAGGAGAAATTGGGTGTACTTCAAGATAAGGCTATACAAATGGGGTTAGATATTAAAAAAGTAAGTGATAAGAATCCTAGTAAATCTGTAAATAAATTAAAAGCAGAATTATGGAATGAGATAGCAGCACATCTAGAAGCTAAAACAAAATAGATAGCTAATGTAATATTGTATTTATATACTTTTTATGTATTTTTGTTTTTTATATATTTGTATATTTGTATATTTGTATATTTGTATATTTGTATATTTGTATATTTGTATATTTTTTTTAATAATTTTCTAACTTAGAAAAGTACAACCTATATAGAATATAAATAAATAACAGTAAAGTTATAAATAGCATACCTAGACAAATAAGTATAAAGTTATAAATAGCATACCTATCTAAAAACATAACTAGACTAACTAGATTAAATAAGTAGCTTAGAATAGATTAGTAGAATAACAAAATGCCAATAAAGCTTAATAAGGAGAAACATGAAAAAGACAGTATCAAACTATTATTAAAACAGGCAGTATTAAACCCAAGTTATGAATTAGAATGTATTATTGGTGGTAATGCAAGACTAGGTAGTACTATAGAACATGACCAATTTAATAGAATACTATCTAGAATACGTGATAAGAAAGAATATGATAGCAAGGCATCTCGTGATAAATTAATGATATGTTTCCCGACAGACAGTAAATATAGTGATATACGTGTTGTAGTGACAGGATACCACAGCATTAATAAATATTGTCGAACTGAAAAACTAGATAGCATATTAGATAATGTTATATTCCAAACAAAAAGAAAAGCCCCAGAAAAAGTATCGCGTATCCCAGTACCTAACTATAATATTAGGTTTAATCTTAAATTGGAAGAAGTCCTAGATATTGATAATGGATTAGTACGTGAATTATTGCGCGATTGGCCAAATGTACTCAAGATATTTCGTTATAAACAAGAACTACGCCATGTTTCACCGGATAATGAATTTGCGGTTGATTGTTCTATAGTACGCACTAGTGCATTTGAGGACCGTGAAATTAGTATTAAAGAAGTATTGGCTAGGGACTTAATGCGAAATGTTATTAAACCAAGTAGTGAAAAGACCGGGTTTGGTGATTGGTGGCGTAAGATTAGTGCAGACAAGTCAACATTAGTTAGGGTACGTGGTGTAAATATATATCATAAATCAGTAAAAGATAGCCAATTATTCGAGAGTGTATTTTTTTATGAGGTAGAGGTGGAATATTTAGGTAATCAACAACCTGGGACCAAAAAGACATTTATGGAATTCAAAGCAGATGAAAAGGATAAATATATTAACAAGTTATTTGGGGGTATATTTGGACATATTGGTTTAGTATTACAATGTGTACAAGATAGTTTCCACATAATGAGTTCTAGCGATATTATATCAATAACTAATGCATTTAGTAAATTGACTGGCGTGCCTAGAGGAATTGACAAGTTATTTTTCGGACCATTACCGGTGGATTTGGATAGAAATAATATGATCCGTTTGCCTAATTATGATGATATGAGCCGTGTTTATGGAGGTGGGAATATATTACTAGATTATTGTGTATGTGACAAAATTGATGGTATGCGTTATTTATTGTATCTAGATAAGGATGGTAATACTTATTTAATTGGTAGGGATAGCGCAGTTATTATTAAGGATATGGGATTATGTATACCAGCATTTGCAAATAGTGTATTTGATGGTGAATTTGTTGCAAATGATAAGGATGGCGAATTTATAAACCGATTCTATATATTTGATGCATTTTTTATTAGAGGAGAGAGCCTAATGCGGTACCCATTTGGTAGACCAGATACCGAAACTGGTCGTTTATATCATGTTAAAAGGCTAGCAGAAAGATATGATAACGGTGATGGTGTAATGCATGCCTCGGGTGTATCTAGTAAATATGCATTTAAGTTAGCAGCACAAACGTATATGTTTGGTGAGAGTAGTAAAACTGATGAACGCCGGCGTAATTATGCAGCTATATTAGAACATGGTGCATATTTATTGGGTCGTATGAATAAACAGTATGGTGGTATGTTAGAAGAAGGCCATATGTTCACATATAAAACAGATGGGCTAATATTTAAGCCGGTTGAGTTATCAGTATACCAGATACATTTAGAGAATGAGGTACCGGATGATGTATTGTCGGCTAGTAGGAAATGGAATTTAATGTATAAATGGAAACCACAAGAACTATTAACAATGGATTTACGTGTTGAATTTCTTAAAGATATTAAAAGCAAGCACCGCCAGTATATATATTTAGATAATAAGAAATATGCCAAATGTGTGTTAAAAGCACGTAATTATAATAGTTATGAATGGCAGCCTAAAAGCAATAATAAAGTACGTAAGGTAGAAAGTTATCTAGGAATGACATTAGTTAATGATAATATTAATTTATATAATATGCCAGGTGAGATGGAATTTCATGCCGTACATCCATTTATAGGTTATCGTGATATTATGCAAAATATACAAACTAGTAGTCATAACTGCCTTTTACCGGTTGATGGTGATGATACGGTACGTGTTCTGAATGGTGATATTATATATGATGGATATGTTGTTGAATTCCGGTATTTTCCAGTTATAACCAATAGCAGTAACACATTGACTACCATGGGTGTTACTGGTACTACTGTTGATAATATTGCCCTAAATAATGTCCAAAACAATGGCCTAAATAATGGCCTAAATAATGGCTACAATACAAGTAATAAAGAACCAGGATTGAGATGGCAGGCTTTAAAAATTAGGGCAAATAAATCTCCAAATGATCTTAACACATGTCTGGATATTTGGCGATTAATTCATGCCCCTATGGATAAAACTACAATATCGAATCCAGAATCAAGGGCTAAACTAATGAATCCGGCATATGATAGTGCGGGATTAAATTATTACATACCGGGATGGAGAGGTGCACTGTATGCACCAGAATTATATAAATTTGTAAACTTCGGTAAACAATGGTTAATAGATAAGTATATTAATATGTTTACAGGGCCAAAAGTGGTGGATTTAGGATGTGGTAAGTTGGCAGATCTCTTTAAATATGTACATGGCGATGCAAAGATGTTGCTAGCTATAGACAATAATCCAGATAATTTAAATAATAAAACAGATGGTGCAGCATTACGAATCATAAACAATATTCGTAATAGTCCACGTATTAAAACATTAGCAAGTAACACAATGTTATTATTGGGTGATATGTGTCGTGATTTAGAATCAGGTGATATAGTATCAGATGAACTTAATAGATACTATCTAGATGTTCTTATGGGTAGACATCAACCATCACCGCAATTTAATTCAAAACATCCGCGATTTTATGGGGTGCTTCAAAATGGGTTTCATTTAGCTGTATCTATGTATAGCATACAACATTGTTTAAATAGTGTATCTGACCTAGATAATTTTTTACATAATACATCTATTATGCTTAAAGATCAGGGTTATTTAATTGGATGTTGTCTAGATGGTAATGAAATAGCTAGTGATGTGGCACGCGGTAAAGGGCATGTTGAAGGCCGTCGTGACGGTAACCTCGTTTGGTCGGTTCGGCTAGTTGAATCTGGCGAACAATACTATACTGATAGTGATACAGATGCTATGGATGGTGCCTATACATATACAATTGATGGCGCAGGCACAAATGTACCGGAAAAGCTACAATTAATGCAAGGAGAAACCGTGTTGAATTATTCGGTAACTACTAGTTCACAAATGCTAGGTCCGGGAAATACGGTTGATATATATCAAGAAAACCATTCAACAGCTGTCAGGCAAAATCTAGTTGATATGAGATATGTTGCAAATAGGGCTAGAGATTATGGGTTGAAACTTATTGAAACCCGGCGATTTACTGAAGAACCAGGATCATTGGTAACGGAATGGGCTAGTACAGATGATGGCTATAACGAAAATAATAGTGGCAATGCTAACAATAGCAAACGCACAGTACTTACAACAAAAAATAAGAGCAGTAAAAGTAAAGGTGGTGCTGACGATGGTGATAGAGATATTGCAGCAGCTGTTAGAGCAATTAGAGATATGCCAGTTTTAGATAAATGGTGTAGTTGGCAGCGTTATTTTGTATTTCAAAAAGTACAATCTTAATGTTGTGGCTAATGTTAGTGTTAGAATTACAACTTTTAATTTTCATCTGGTATAGATATTTTATTTTAAATGTTTTAGATATATAAAATATTTAAAACATTTAAAGCATTTAAAGCATCTATACCAAATATCTAAAATATATCTAAAATATATCTAAAATATATCTAAAATATATATAAAATATATCTATATATAAAATATATCTATATATAACAAATAATATTTTACTTGTGTAGCTAGATCTAGCACATACTTTTTAATTTATTCTGGTATAGATATATATAGATATTCTGGTATAGATATATATAGATATTTTGTTATTTTACGTAACTAGATCTAGCATGTACTTTTTAATATTATTCTGGTATAGATATATATAGATATTCTGGTATAGATATATATAGATATTTACTTATTTTACGTAACTAGATCTAGCATATACTTTTTAATTTATTCTGGTATAGATATATATAGATATTCTGTTATAGATATATATAGATATTTTGTTATTTTACGTAACTAGATCTAGCATATACTTTTTAATTTATTCTGGTATAGATATATATAGATATTTTGTTATTTTACGTAACTAGATCTAGCATATACTTTTTAATATTATTCTGGTATAGATATATATAGATATTTACTTATTTTACGTAACTAGATCTAGCATATACTTTTTAATTTATTCTATTATAGATATATATAGATATTCTGGTATAGATATATATAGATATTTTGTTATTTTACGTAACTAGATCTAGCATATACTTTTTAATATTATTCTGTTATAGATATATATAGATATTTTGTTATTTTACGTAACTAGATCTAGCATATACTTTTTAATTTATTCTGGTATAGATATATATAGATATTTTGTTATTTTACGTAACTAGATCTAGCATATACTTTTTAATATTATTCTGGTATAGATATATATAGATATTTACTTATTTTACGTAACTAGATCTAGCATATACTTTTTAATATTATTCTGGTATAGATATATATAGATATTCTGGTATAGATATATATAGATATTTTGTTATTTTACGTAACTAGATCTAGCATATACTTTTTAATATTATTCTGGTATAGATATTTTATTTTAAATATTTTAGATATCTAAAACATTTAAAGCATCTATACCAAATATCTAAAATATATTTAGATACGTAAAATAACAAATAAATTTTTGTACATTGCATATATTTTGTATGTTAATAATATTCATAATTAGCGCTAGCGCTGGCTTGCGTTCCCCAATATATACATATCACAATATTTTAAATACCCCCAAAATGTCCGCGCCTTGGGGGTGTTAGAGGCCTAAAAACACACCGAAAATGTACCAGATTTACAACACAAATTATCTAAGTTGGCAAAACGAGGTGTAAAATCAGCATTTGCATTATTTTATATTGAAACTGGCAAAAAATGCCTTAGAAACACACGTGTTATGCCTGTGGTAACTCGGATAAAATATGAAAAAACGCGAATTTAGAGGTAAAATAGCAACTAACATGTTTGCGCCTTGTATTTCGGGTCTAATGTCGGTGGACTTTTGACGTTTTAACCATCCGAGTAGGCCGGATATTTCGCAAAATGAGAAAAAAGCAAAAAAATTTTTACGATTTCCGCTGCTGCACGCTTTCACCATCGTTGGGTATATTGGGTATGGCGCGTGATTTTTAAAACTATTAAATATATTATTCAACATACAATATATTTTTTTGAGCCTTGAATATTTGTCTAGATGGCACTTTTATATTATTAACATTACATACGTCCATTAATTCTGCATAGCTCCCCAATTTAATAACTTGTATTTCCGGGTTATATCCTAAATCAATATGATTAATACACCATATTAACTGTTTATTACCATTTGGACCACCACCCCCATTTGTCGATATATAATAACGTCGTTTGCGTTTTTGGCTATATCTAGCTAGTTCTATTGGTAATACATCTAATGGTTTAAGGTTTAACATTTCAATAGCTCGGCTAGCTTTTTTATCCCTATATAATCGGACTGCTGATTTTATGTTTTTCTTAATTTTTTTATGTTTATCTAAACAACCTTTCATAATCTCCGGTTGTAACGCAATCGCCATCGTAAACGGTGCCTTAGTTTGCGCCTTATCATTATACTTAATACGTCTTGGATCATTACTTACTGCTGGTGTCCATTTATCTGCGCTAGCATAGCCATAACTATAACCATAATTACCGTTACTATCATTAAACGTACCCAATGCGGTATTAAAAGTATTTTGCATAATTTCACATGTTGTTGTATTCGCTATCTTTTTAAAACATAATGTTAATGTGTGATTTGACCTACTCTTATTAATGCTATCACTCTCTTTGGGTTTACTATCTTTGGGTTTACTATCTTTGGGTTTACTATCTTTGGGTTTACTATCTTTGGGTTTACTATCTATATTTTTTTGGATTTCATATAATTCCCAAAATGTTGCATCTGATTTACGGAAGAAATATGGCCCTCCTGCAAATGGCGTAACTAGCTTAATATATCCTGATTCATTTAATAAGTTACCCAACACCCAACTATATATTGCCGGTTTATCTATATCTATATTCTTCAATTTCTCATTAATTGTAGACATTATATTACTGTATTTATGTATGTATTATAATAGTCTTCTGTATTTAGTATATTATTTATATCTAGCGTTAGTGTAGTATGTATATATATATAAATCTAAAATATAAAATCAATTTTAATAATATATTAAGAGCAAATATATATAATAGCTAAATTTAACATATACAACACGCTATAACATCCTAACACAACACGCTATAACATCCTAACACAACACGCTATAACATCCTAACACAACACGCTATAACATCCCTAACACAACACGCTATATATAAATTATACATACATATAGATATATAGATAATAAGTAACGCTAGATAAGTAAGTCTACATAAGTAGCTCTAGATAGCTAACAATATGTTTAGTTTTAGTATAATCATGAATAGTTTTAAAAATATGTACAATACATTTTTTACAAACACTGATATAAAAGATATATATATATGGATATGCTATGATAATACTAAAAATAGTATTAAAGTACCAATATCCGATATTAATTGGGATGAGGTTACTTATATTAATGCATATTGTTCCGGACTTACTAACTGTAAATGGTTGCAAAATGCTCCTAAATTAACACATTTAATTTTAAATGACAATTTAATTACTAGCCTAGAGGGCATACCTGAATATTCACAATTAGAAACTCTAATTTTGTCCCATAATTATATTACATCATTAGAATATCTGCCCAAATCTTGGCCAAATTTAAATATATTTGCGATAACTCATAATAAACTATCTTCACTATCTGGGTTCCCGGATGATTGCCCCAATTTAAAACACTTAAGCATTAATGATAATTATTATAATACTCTAGAAGGCCTACCCATTAGTAAATTAAATAAACTAGAAGTATATTGTGCCGATATTTAGGGCTAGCTACCATACATTTACATTTACATTTACATTTACATTTACATTTACATTTACATATTTAAACTATTCTAGATAAGCACATTGGACATTGTTGACAGGGTAAGCCTCTAGATGTTGGATACCAACAACTCCAACTATCTAGTAACATATCATAAAAATAATTGCGGCTATCTAGACTTATTCTTTTCATATCTTCTTTTGTTAAATGACATATTGGAAATCTTAAATTTCGGAATACTTGCCATAACTCCTTTTGATCAATCGGTAATTGTGACTCATCCGCTATTTTGCAATGTTCCCAATATCCCTCATTAATTCTATACCCACTTGTTGCTTCATCTAATCCCGTGCCACATTTCTCCAAGCCTATCAATAATGGCGCCTTCCAAGATAAACTAAACCGTGCAATTCTTTCATATTGGCTAATATCACGGGTAAAATACTTATTGACACTATGTAGCTTTTTAAATGCACGTGTTATTGTATTATTTTTTTTGACACTAGATACATATACTGTTGGATATAACAACCCCGCCTGCTCCGGATATCTCTCTATTAAACGCTTGCGAATACGTTTCATAGTTTCTAGCTCTTTAGCTTGATTTTTACGGTCTATGACACCTAGTCGACTATCCATATGGCCACACATTAGATATATTGGTTGTACAGGTTCTTGGCGCACAATAAAATAATAACATAGTAAAAATGTGCTATCATAACCACCCGTCCATAATATATGTCTAGGTGGCATACTACTACTTAATTTACCATAAATAACACGTTCGTCTTTTTCATTTGTATCAATAAACCATATTGTCCTAGTTGCATCACAATTATTATTATATGCATGTCTTAAATATAAGGCAACTAGTATTATTGCAATTACAATAACTGCATATTTAAGTAAGGTATAACTACCCGGTATTAAGTATCCTAGGTATATGGGCACTGATGGTATTCCATATATCATCTATTTTGGTTTATTTAAGTATGGCTTTTGTATGTATGGCTTTTGTATGTATGGTTTATTTTGTAAAGTTATTAATTTATTAATATATATTTAGATATATAGATATATATATTTAGATATAGCGTGTTGTGTTATGGATGTTATAGCGTGTTGTGTTAGGATGTTATAGCGTGTTGTGTTAGGATGTTATAGCGTGTTGTGTTTGGATGTTATAGCGTGTTGTGTTAGGATGTTATAGCGTGTTGTATTAGGATGTTATAGCGTGTTGTGTTTGGATGTTATAGCGTGTTGTGTTAGGATGTTATAGCGTGTTGTGTTAGGATGTTATAGCGTGTTGTATTATTATTATTATTACATTAGCATTAAAAATATCAAACACATATTTTTTTGATATTTTTGATATTTACGATTTATTTATTATACTAAAAGATGTATGTAATATAATAAATAAAAGGATACATACATATATATACATACACACACATAACACTATATATACATACACACACATAACACTATATAACATACAACTTATTAAATAACTATATATACTAATAACTGTCTGTATATAATAATATATATCTGTATATAAGATTAACTAACAATAACTAACAATAACTAACAATAACTAACAATAACTAAATATAGATAGAATAATGCGCGTCCCAATTAGTGCACAAACAGTACCATTACATACCCCGATGCCAACGCCATCCAATATGTCACACAATGTAAATAATGTGAAGTTAAATATTAATAATAAAAATAATACAGTTATGGCAGGACAACCATATTGGTTTAATGATTTACAAGTGTTATTGAATCTAGATTATGCACGTCAATTTTTACCTGAACCTGGTATGACATATGCCGAAAAAGTAAACGCAATTGTCCGACTATCTTGGTATGTTGGGGTTGTTGGTGGTCTAGTTAACAGTAATTATATTTATCTATATATTCCTATATTAACCATGGCTATTACATTTATATTATATGTGTTCCGACGTCAAACAATTGATAACCACATTAATAAACGTAATCTAGCTAAGGCTGCAGCAACTATTAGTGCAAATGGTGACCCACAAAGAGAAGCAGTGCTAGCTCAACAACAAGCACAATTAGAATCCAATAATTTAGATCCTGAATTATCAGATAAATTTGCGGATTATTTAGAAAATAATGAATATGTACAACCAACTGTTGATAATCCTTTTATGAATGCAATGCCATTTGATGACCGTGATCGCGGACCGGCATCGGTACAACTAGGTAATCCACTTAAACAAATGGAAGTAGATGCAGCATTTAATTACGGAACATATAGGGATGCGAGTGATGTATTTGATAGAAATAATGCTGAACGCCAATTTTATACAATGCCAACAACTACGTATCCAGGTGATAAAACAGCATTTGCAAATTGGTTATATAAAGTACCAGTAACGTGTAAGGAAGGTAACGGAGCACAATGTATTGCTAATCTTCATACACCACTTAATCGCAATATTGACAATCAAAATTTAGGCGGATAATTAATATACAATCAAGCACATACATATATACAAATATACAAGCCATTTATAGTATTTGGCCATTTATAGTATTTGGCCATTTATAGTATTTGGGCATTTATAGTATTTGGGCATTTATAGTATTTGGGCATTTATATTGTAATTACACTAAAAATGAAATTAATACTATAATAAATGTCTTGTATATTTTGTTATACATTTTAT